AAGTTCGTAGTTACCTGCGGTCCAATAGCCACCATTGTCCCATTGTGCTGAAGTTGTGGGCTGTGTCTGTTGGGTGGAAAACCGCATCTTAACGGTCAATCTATCAGGGTTTGCACCTGCGCCTGTAGTGTATGTGTCCCAGTCAGGTACGTTGGTGTTTCCTTGTGTACCAGCAGTGATAGACTTGTTAAACTCCAATGATCCTACCCACTCAAGTTTAGTGAGAGGCTTGGTTGCTGGCCATTGTAGAAAGATAGGAGCAGTTTCCAATGTTCCCGCTGTTGGGGAGGAGGTTATTGTGTAGGAGTTGTTTGCTATTAATGTCAATCCTGAGATTGTAGCACCTGAAGTAAATTCCGTACTTGTTGCTGATTTGTATACTGCATACTCAGTACCTCCTATGTTTGTACAATCTTCAGCCGCTTTAATATGAGGCGAATCAAACTGAAGTGTAAAATTCAATCTTTGCGGATCATTAAATTTAGGTTCTGATGAAAAGGAATAGGTATTAAAAGTTGGATAATCTATTCTGTGTTGTGCAAAAGTTTGAAGAAGCCCATTTGAATTTACACCAGATACTGATCCATTAAAAAACATGGCTATTTTGCCTTGAATATTGTTATATGCAGTGACATATCCATAAACAGAATACGCAGAGGAAAATGAGACCGTACTATTAGGGTCAACATAACTACTTTTAAATGATGCATAAGAAGCAAAAAAAGGATTACCCTGAAAATATATTGAGGAGTTTATTATTATTGATTTATAAATAGCGAATGAATGGGTAAGTGCTGGATTATTACGAACATTAACAAAAATACATCTTTCATAATTATTACCCTGTGATCCGAAAGCATTGAGAGCGGATGTTGTTAAACTTCCGATGTATAAGTAACTACCCGTAAAAAGTCCGGTTACATTCACAAATGACGGACTACTAAAACAAGCAATAAAATTTCTAAGTGCAATATTTCTAACATTAGATGCTCCAATCTGAAAGCCATATATTCCATCTCCATCAACAATTACAATTCCATCTCCTAATACTTGCGATAAGTTACCCCCATTATAAAATACTGATTCTTTATAGCAGCCACTTCCAATAATCAGACGTGTATAGGTTGAAGTGATGGCATTTAAACCCCCTTGAATGGTCAACTTGGGGGTTTCTGGCGAAAAGCCGTTATTAGAATCGCTGCCTTCTTTGCTGACATAGATACTATTATCAGCTAATACTCTAAAATTATTAGGCATTATACGTAGTCGTTTCTGAGTTTAACCTTCAATTGAATCCATGTCACATTCAGTGATGTAGCTGTCACCCCGCTGTTAAACGAAGGATGACCATTACCCAAGAATGCGTTATCTATAGTTGGCTTGGTGTTCCATTCAAATGTTCCATAAGTACCCGCTGTCCAGTATCCACCGTTGTCCCACTGAGCATCTGCGCTAGGCTGAGAGGTTTGAGTAGAGTACCTCATATAGTAGACAAGCCTGTCAGGATTAGCACCCGTTACGTTAGGAGGTTGAGCAGTGCTATCGTAAACCTCCTGATCAGGTACGTTTCTGTTACCTGCTGTTCCACCTGTTATAGACTTATTAAACTCTAGCAGGCCATTATAGGATATCTTCTGAAGCACCTTGGCAGTTGCGCTGATTAGAATCGGTGCAGAAACCACCTCACCTGTTGTACCTCCGCTTATGCTCCAGTCATTTCCTGTAAATGCAAGTCCGGTTACGCTTACTGCGCTTGTGTTGAATTCCGCTCCTTTGGCTGCGTATCGGTTAGCATATTTGGTTCCCCCTATGTTAGTCCCATCTGATGCCCTGCCTATATGAGGACTTGTGACCTGAAGGGTGAAATCCTGAGCTTCTATGTTGTTGAACTTAGGATCTGCTGAGAATGAGTTTACGTTATAGGTAGGATAGAGTATTCTGTGAGTTGCAAAGCTGAATGCTGCTCCGTTAGTATAGGGTCTGCCAAATGGAGTGCTTACTCCTCCGTCTCCTGTTGATGTCGTGATTGAGAGATCATAATACCTTCCGTATACATCCTGATAAACGCCAGTGGTTACGGTGCTGGCGGAGTTCATTATAATACTGCATCGAATATTATTATAATTAAAATTTGCAGCTGATATATTTACAGATGATAAAAAACAACTTTCATTGAAATATGAGTTTATTATTTGATTATTTGATGTAAAAATTGAATTTACGTAAATAGATCCAATAGAGAAGGTGGTAAAACTAACATTTCCAACAGATGTTCCTGTTAGGTTTATTACAATGCTATTAATAAGATAGAAATTTACGTAAGCCCCTGACAAGAAAATATTATACAATTTACACCGATAGAATTGTATAGTAGGACCAGATGCTCCACCAAGATATGCAGTAATTTGATTATAGTTTAAAAAGACTATATCATAAAATCTTATTGTTCCATTAACACTAAAAGAAATCGTTGAGTTCTGAGATGGACTTTCAAAAACCACATTTCCATCGGCAAAGAAATCCATATTTACAACAGTCGAAGATTTTAATAAGGCTTCTTTATAAACTCCGGCTCCAATAATGATTGTCCTTGATCCTGTTGTTGCAAGGTTCAAAGCTGCCTGCACAGTCCTCTTAGGCGTATCCTTGGTCAGACCATTATTAGAATCTGAGCCATCAACGCTGACGTAGTAGTCCCCGGTAAGCTTGAAATTATATGCCATTATACCCTGTTATGAACTACGTTGAATGAACCTGTCGTATATCCTGCGTTGTAGGTAATTCTCCATCCCAGTACATCGTTAGCAGCTATGGATAGTGTACCTGTCCATACTCCACTTGTAAAAGTCAATGCTATGTAACTACCTGCGTTAATCTTATACTCCACCGTATTAATACCTGCTGACTTTACAACCTTGGTTATTGTAGATGCAAACAACCATGTGTCCTGATCCATGGTAGTAACAGTCTCGAAGCGATACTGGGTATCCTGCTGTCTTGTTACCACTACCCTGTTATTGACTGCATCGTCTGCTACGCTATGACCTACGAACTTGAGCTTAGGACGCTCAGTGTACTCTACGTTGTCTTGGTCTACTATCTTTACAAAGGAGCGAGTATTTGCATTATAAATATCCCAGGTTGTTCCATTCCATATCCATGAGGCACCAGAAGTGGTGTCTGTAAATATCTGACTTAGAGTGGGACTATTTGGAAAGTCTATTGCGGGCATACCTACAAATTTATCTTATTTATATGTCAAATGCAGAGATTTGAGAACCTGTTGTCTGTACAGTTGCGGCATTTTTAAGCCTTTCTCCAATGGACCCACTTGTCACCATAAGGCTAGTTAGCCTGTCCCAAACAGCTGCTCCTGCCGCATCTCCTGTTATTACAGCCAATCCCTTAACATTATCAACATCGACTCCATAGGCTACGTTCAGCGGAGAAGGAACCGCACAGGTTCCTGTATATACCCCCGCCCCATAAGTAGTTCCCAATCTGACATCTGCCGGATACGGTTGACCTGAGCTTGTGATTTGATCCGATGAATAAAGTACAACGGGTGTTGTACCATCTTCTTTTCTAAAAGTCCATGTTCTTCCTGTACTGCCGGTAAAGAATAGCTTCCATGTTACAAACAACATTGCTCCATTAACTGCATTTGTGAGACTGGTAGCATTTGTTGTCACGCTTGAAGATGAATTACTTACACTATATACCACGCAATATCCTGAACTTGAAATTAATCCAGTATGATTCACTACTGCATATCCATTTATACAAGCCGTAGAACCAGATGCTATTAGATTTCCAGTTACATTTACGGCAATAACTGAAGTAGAAGGATTATAAATTGCAGTTGTCAATGTTGCATCAATATTGCCAATAACATTTATTGTTGGAGATCCACTGGCAATATAAATTGGACAGTTTCCTAACGATGCTGGAGATATACCATAAAGACTTCCTGTTATTGTAATCGTAGGACTTCCACTGTTTATCCAAATTCCAGCTCTGGTGCTAGTTCCAGTTTGATAAATAATATTTCCTGTAACATTTACAGTGCAACTAGATGTTATGAATAAACCATGACAGTTGTTATTTGAATTTGTAGTAGTAATATTACCTACAACATTAAGTGTTCCTAATCCACTTACTGTAACTGAACCTAATCCAGATCCATAATTAAAAAGATAAGCACTAATATTACCATTGATATTAAGCGTTCCTGTTCCACTATGATTCAATCCATAAGTCGATGCTCCTCCTCCTCCATAAATAGCTCCTGTATTTATTGTAGATGTTCCGCTACCTGCATAGGTAATAAATGAGCCAGCTGCTACACGATAACCTTGAATATCTGTTGTAGCATTAATTGTATAACCTGATGGTAAGACCAAGACCCCATCTGTAATAAAACTAGTTGTAGTACAATAAGGAGAATTAGAGGACTCGGTCATCTCTAATTCCTCAATTATTGGAGTAACAGCCCCAAAAGTAATTGATACATTTATTCTATATCTTGTATATGAGGTAGTATTTGATAAAATAGAACTTATGTATATAGTTGACGATGGTATTGATAAAGTTGTAATTGTATCTAAAATAGACCAAGTAACGCCATCATTTGAACCCTCAAAAGTCCAAGAATAGGGTGCATAAAGAGTATTAGAATTAATTTTAAAACTGTATCTTTTTACAGTTTTTCCAGAATTAAAATAAAATCCCAACCATCCTGTATTATTAGTATTGGATTGCCAATAATTACCATTAACTTGAGTTCTATTAAAAGCATACCAAGCAGTTGTAGCAGAATTATTGGAAATAACAGAACCTGTACCTACCGGATCCGTATTGCTTGTCATAACGGGAATAAGAGAATCCGGAAGCATTTGGTAAAGAGCAGTACTAAAAGAACTCCACCCTTCCGGCATTACCCAAGTTGACCTTAAAGAGTTTACTGTTATGTTTTGGTCAACGGTAACGGTCTTTCCAAGAAAATACACATTGTCTCCTGAAGTCGGCACTACTCCATTTTCCCAAGTAGATGTGCTTGACCAGTTCCCGTCAGCAATTGCAACTCTTATTGCCATTATGATAACAGATTTTGTATTTGTTGACCAAGCGTTTCAGGAGAAAGAGTATTTTTTAGTCTTGCTCCTATTGAATTGGCATTGGTAATATTTGTAGTTAAATAATCCCACACTGCTGCGGGTACTTGACCGGGAGTTAGAAAAGCAGTTCCTTGTGTATTATCTACATTAACACCAAGTGTTACATTATTAACGCTTGGTATTTTCATTGTTCCGGTCATTGCTCCTGAATTATACGAAACTCCATATCTTACATCGGATGTCAGTGGATAATCTGGAGCATATGTTGAGGTGTATAAGGTTCGAGTTTGGGTTAGTGCGCTGTTATATAGTTTTATATATGTTGGTGTGTTTTTAAAATATAATCTACCAACCTGAACAGGAAATACACCAGTTGTTTGTGATGCAATTAGAGGTCCTGAAAGTTTACAGGTTCCAACTAGATTAAAAAATGCAGGATACGTACCTCCGTAAATTGTACCAGTATGGTCTACATTACAGGTTACGTTTGTGTCTGAGTACAAAAGCCACTGTGCGCTTGACCCAGAAAAAATATCTCCGGTAATATTTATATTTTGAACAGTACCAGATCCAGTAATTCGCAGCACGATGCCGGCACCTGACATGTAAAGATTACCGGTTATGTTAATGTTGGTAGAAACATAGGAAAGTATTAAATAATTATTTCCACCAGCATAATTAAGATTACCTGTAATGTTTAATGTTTTTGCAATACCAGTAAATATTAGTATTGCAGTAGCATTATTAAGATTTAAATATACTTCACCTACAATATTAGCAGTACCACCGGTAAGGTAGAATGCGGTTCCTGTCTGATATCCTGACCCAGTAGAGTCAATTACTCTTCCTGTACTTGAATTATTATATATAAGATTTATTGTCCCAGAGTTTGTTTTTACTATTGTTTGAGGAGCTGTATTATATATTCCTCCCATTCCAACCGTTCCATAGAAATTTAAAATAGCGGGCGATGGAGCATCGCAATATATTGCTCGATAGTTAATACCGTAAACAGGCTGGCTAACGGAAATAGTACTTGTTCCAGAAGTCTCTGTAAACTTTATTGTTTCATTTTGATAACCTGCTATAAGATAAGTTAGATTTAATGTAACTCCGGCTTTTAGAAAAAATGTATTTGTGTAAGTAGCATAGTCAGTAGTTGTTAACTCTGTCATATCAAATCTGCTAATAACTATCTGTTGGTTCAGCGATGCAACAGAAGTCATATTGATTCGATATCTTGTATAAGCAGTTGTATTTGATACTAATGCACTTATGTAAATTCCAAAACTAGTTCCTCCGGTATAGTTAGTTACAGTCTGTAGTACCGTCCATGTTGTTCCATCATTGCTTCCCTCAAACGTCCAGTCTTTTGGCCAATATATGTTGTTATTGGGCATTGACACAAAAGCATATCTCTTGATTACCTTAGCAGTAGTGAAATAATATCCTAACCATCCGGTATTAGCTACGTTAGATTGCCAATATATATGCGACCTGAAATTAAATTTAGAAAAAGCACCCGGAGCAGATGTGCCGCCCTGTGAACCTGATGCCAAAACAGTTCCGGTAGAACTTGTTGTAAGTCCTAAGTGGTCATCAATTAAACTATCTTGGAAAAATCTATAAGGTGTATTGCAAAGACTGTAGACTGTTACGTCTTGGTCTATATTCACATCAAACGAACCACCAACTACCTCATCTGTTACGCTCGGCAAGGTGCCGTTGTTCCAAATGGCAGGATTGCTCCAGTTACCAGCAGCTATGGGAAACTTCAGTGCCATTAGAGATTCTTGTCAATAATAAATTGCTGAAGTGCAGACATGATAGACTGCGTAACAGTCTGTGCAGCTGGGTCGTTTGCAAACTCTTTAAAAATATCCATGTACACAACTGCCTTTGAGTCTTCATATAGAAACTCAAATCCTCCTCCTTCCTCAGCTGTCTTCTCCCTATAGGGTGTCAGACGCATGGATACACTGCCTCCAATATCATTTGGATTTAAAAGAGGAGATACTGCTAAATTAATTGTACAATAAGGGTATTGCTTTCCGTCTTTTTCAACAGGTGTAGATAGTGATAAAGGCATAAGTTATTATGTATAAGTGTGAGTTAATCTTCCAGTCCATGTAACATTCAATGCCGTTGCCGTGGATGTGACGCTTCCATTTGAAGCAACTAAAATTCTAACAATTTTCCATACGGCAGATGATTCAGAACTTCCGTAAGGAGCCGTTCCACAATAGGAATAACTGCTTACAAAATCATGTCTTCTTGCTCTAATGGAACTATTTACAACTCCATATTCTACCCAAAAACTATCGTAGTATTTGTACGTCTTCCATGTATTTGTATTGGTCCAAACATCACCCACAACTGGACTTGTAGGCGCAGTTGTACCTGCAAACGTATCGGCAGGACGGGTAACTACCGTTGCGTTATTCCCAGCATCGTCTGTTACAAGCATCCGCTGGAAATTCAGATTGGTGCGCTGTGTCTCGTTTACACCTGCATCTTGGATGGTGTGGCCTACAGATGCATTTGCATCAACATAGGTTTTTATTGCTTTTTGTGAAGGAACAAGTAAATCACTATTAGCCGACAACGACGGGTCGGTATCTATCGGTACGCCTTTGGTAGTTCCCTGAGCCATTATCTTATCTCTCTGAATTTAATAGATGCCAGACAGTTTTGTGCTCCGCTTACAGACTTTGCAATTATACTGATAGTACCCAATGAACGAACTGCACCGGCAGCATCAAGTGTTATTGGATACCTGCTTGCAACTGTTGTGTTAACTACTCCTTTTGCACCACCTGATGAAGCAGCCCATCCTCCATCTATTACAATTGCAGGAGAACCAGATGCAGTGCCTGAGGCATACTCAACGCCTGAGTAGGTGGTATTTACATCTGCCCATGTAGGTGATGTGATTGCTTGGCCAATGACCAACTGCCAATAGACTGGCTGATTGCCGTTATTGAATATCTCAGTATCTATATAGGCAACACGCATCCTGTTAGTTATACCATTAAAGGTTGTTTTAGGACGCAGACTTATCAAATGTGTAAATACAGTATCTGATACAGATACCGTACCGCTTGCCTGTTGAAAGGAATATCCAAACAGATTCACATCTTCAGTACCACCCTCAGATACTACAGCACAACAGATAAAATTCATTGTTGTACTAACTGTACCTGTACAGGTCATTCCGCAGCGTGCAGGAAGATTGGCAGTCTGAATATAGGGAGATGCAACCAAGTTTGCATGTGTAAACTGATGGGCATATATGATTTTACCTCCAATGTCAAATCCCATCCGTACACGACCGACATATAATGCCTGAAAGTCAATTATGAGAATCTGAGTCTTTGTAACATCCAATGTCAATCCACTTGGACCTGTGCCATCAAGTTTATCAAGATTCCATGATGACTGAGCAACTGTTTGATTACCTGCAGATGATGCAGAATAGATTGCAAATTCTTTTGTAGTTCCATTAAGTCTGAACTCAAATCCATTGACTCCGTCTGACAGACCTGCAAACTTCAGTGTGTCCGCCACACCGCCATTCATATTGAATGTAATCAGTGTCAGCTGTGATTTTGAAGGCTGATAGGGCAGATACTCAAAAGTCTGCATATAAGCCTTACCACCCGTTGGGGTAGAGCTGAATGTCATCAGCGCACATCGGTTGGTAGTATCATGGGTTATTGTAGCACCTGTTCCGTTTGTTATCTGCTCAAGCAAAAGCGGATTGAGACTATAAGTAAACTGAGAAGAGAAAAGAGTAAGTGGGTTGCTGATTCGCAACCTGCTAAAAGCATCAAGATTGGCACTATCCTTAATGCTTACATCCGTATCAACTATGCTGTATCCTGAATATCCCTGTGCCATATCAGCTTATTTCAGTTCCCCATATTTGAAACGATAAACTGGCGTTTCCGGAGTAAACCCGCACCTTATCAGTCGTTGCCAAAGTTACGCCAATTGTGGCAATAAAAGTATCGTTTCCTGCAAGGGTAACGTCATAATACAGGTAATCCTTGTTGGTTGTTGCCGCACCCGCCTGCGAAATACTGACCCTAAAGGTGGTTGCGGTTGTCCCCCGGTTGCATATGGATATAGAGCTGCAGACAGAGGACGTTGCAGCCGGTACAGTATACAGGTCTGTCTCTGTGGTTGCAGAGGGACTGGACTGTCCAAGTATTTTATAAACATTTGCCATTATGCGCCCATTAACAGAAAGTGTTGTTCATATCCTGTAACAGCGGTTCCAGGAGTTCCGGTTCCCCCTTCAACAGTTGCCCAGCTACCATCGTCCCTGAGATATTTGGTTCCATCAGGAGTACCGCTAATTTGCAATTTGGAAAGTGCGATTGGAGAAGTAAAGAATATCTCATCTGGCGGAATCTCTGTATACGCACCATCCTCTATCTTATAATACTTGGAAGTATCAATGCAATAAATAAGCGAGTCAAGACCAAAATCAAGACTTCGTTCAGCTTCAGTATCGCACTCATAAAAATGCCTGAACCTTATCCTTACTGCCATATCAGTTCATTATCAGAGTAAATCCTCCGTACCAGTCAACATTTTGTACAAGTGTAGATGGAGTGCGGATGTTCATAAACAAGTTTGTACCTGTTACACTGAACTGTATCTGACAAGATGCAAAAGGATGACCTGACTCAGAACCTGTTGTAAAAGTCATCAGATATACAATTGAGCCTACGGTAGATACAGTTCCTGATACCCGCTTTCCTTTCCACACTGCTGTCGCAGAACCAATTTGTCCAATAGTTCCACTTGTAGTCCTTCCAACAATGAATATGTTATTGATTATAAAGTCACAATCAGAAGGTACGTTGCAGCTTACCAAGTTTGTAACTCCGTTGAATCCTGAAGCGGTACTTACCTCCGCACTTACAGGTATGATACTTTTTAATCCCATTATGACAAACCTTTAATGTTTCCTGCACTATCCATTATGCGTAATTCGTAATTGCTATTTATTAATTCTACCCACATGTATACTCCATTGGTAGGTGCAGATGAAGGTGGTGTAGTGGCAACTCCGATGTACATGATTTTTGAACCTCCGCCGAATGTGGGAGATGAACCAAACATCGAAACGTTTGCAGAGTTCATATTGAGATAGAATGACCCTGTAATGTTTGTGTTTTCGGTGAGTGCGCCTCCGAGCTTGGCAAGAGTTTCTGTAGTATTATCCGCAGCAGTAAGACCATTTGTAAACGTCAGTGCTGTACGCTGGGTCAACGCAGTAACACCATTATATATTGTATGACCGTTGCCAGTCGAACCGATAGAGGATGCTGAGCGATACCTGATAATACCTGTCGAATCGCGAACAAGAATCTGAGTAAGTGAATCATCGTTTGAAAGAGCGGTTAGCAGATTCAATGTACCAGTGAGATAGTTTGCCGTATTAGTAGCATCGCCAATGGTAACTGTATTAGAACCTCCTCCTACAGCATCAGCTCCGATTACAATCTCTTTGGTATATCCGTTTCCTGAGGCAGATGCATTTGCTCCTATGAACAATGACTTTGTAGCCGCAGTCATTGGTTGGTTTGAAGGATACTTTGCCCCTGCATTGTAGCCAATTGCCGTGTTATGGGAACTGGACATCAGTTGAGAAAGCGACAAAGCTCCAAGAGCTGTATTATAACTTCCTGAATTTACAGATTCTCCTGAAGAGAATCCAATTAGTGTATTTGATGCACCCGTGTTGTTAAATGTTCCTGCACCTGCTCCAAAAAAACTATTGTAGAATCCGGAATCCATGCTGGAACCGGAAGCAATTCCCATTGCTGTATTAGATATGCCAGGAGACAGTGGGTTGTCCAAAGGACTTCCAAAATAAATACTTGCTTTATCTGCAGGGGTTGTTATTGAAATTGGATAAGCCGAGGTCGATAATCCAAAATTCAGAACCTTGTTTGTTGCGTCCCAGTTAAAGGATGCGTCTTGTGAGTATGTACCACTTGCCCCTGCAAATATTACGCGACCTTCCGTAAATACAGTTGAAGTACCTGTTCCCCCATTGGCTACAGGGAGAATACCTGTGACTTTATTAGATACTGCTGTAAGAGAAAGCGGACCAACTGTCAATACTCCTGTATTTGACAACACGCCGTCTCCGGACATGGTGACTTGTGTAGCTACTCCGCTTGCATTGCCAAGCCATATTTTGCCGGCAGCAAGTGAGGTTGAGAGCGTGCTTTCAACAAGTGCAATTGTACCAGTTGCATTAGGCAATGTATAGGTACGATTTGCAGTTAACGAAGAAAACAGGAATTCCCCATCAAAGTCACTTGCAGGAGTGTTAAATAAAAACCCCGTGCGTGCGGAGTTTGTTTTTAAGTAACCGGTAACGGCACCATCCTCTTCAATCTCGAAACCAACCCCGTTTCCAGATGATGCCGCACCGGTCACATTTAATCTTACAGTCTTTGGTATCATTTTCCAACCAAAGTACCCAAGGTCATTCCAAAGACCTGGTCCAATCTTTACACCAATGATTTCAGTACCGGCTGCATTAAGCTCATACGCAACTTCTCCCCTATTAAGCAGGGGATTGCGGGTTGACCAATCAGTCCGTATAAAAGACGGAAACCTGAAGTATTTAATCAGTCTTAAACTCATGTCCTTCCGGTAAAGTAATCGGTTATTGTTTCAGTATCAAGTTGTCCGGCCCAAATATCGTAATCAGTGGCTTCTGCAACGTTGCTTAAATTATACCATATGATTTGTCCGGCCAGTCCGGCGGGTAGACCTGAACCACTACCTGTCCCGCCACCACTTATAGTAGATGCTATTTTCAGGTAGTGTCCCGTAAAATTTATACCCGGTGCTTGGTTTATGTGGTTGTAATAACGCAGATGTTCAATCTCAGAAATCAAATCCCAATCCGTCCACGTTTTATCAGACCCAATTGACATGTGGTTGTACCACCCAATTTCTACATTACCACCTGCCGTATAAGTACCAAAAGAAGTGCTGTTTATTGCACTTCCGCTAGTTTCATCGTACAGTTCAAATGTGTTTTCGTATATGTTTTTGGCAACGTACTTTGAACCGTTTAGCTGGGTCATACCCCGTACGTTCTTAATGTAGACAATATCATTTTCGGAGAGATTGCCTATATCCTCAACTTCAACAACGCAAACACTTTGTTTGGATATTGCCGTGATTTCCAAGGTGCCTTTTCTGATAAGCCATTTGCCCTCATAGAGAAGGTCCATGAATAGGGCAAGCTCAAGTCTTGACCTTGACATTTCTTCATACTTGTAAGACCCTTGGTCTTCAAGTGTGTTCATCTCGTTGGATATCTCAGCTATTCTGTTCTGAGCATCTCTGAGATAGTTTGCTATGTATTCGCTTAGTGTCATATTATGCCAATAGTCCTATGTTTTTCAAAGCCTGTACGACTTGCATCATGGTATATCCACCATACGTTGTTGCAGCATATACCGGTTGAGCAGTGCTGTTTATGGAAAGTGTTGCAGAACTTACAGCTGTAGTTGGCTGTACAATTGGAGTGGCATTCCAAAATGCAAGTTTCTGTGTGGTTGCAGTTCCAATCTTAGTACCAGTTGTAGTATTAAGTGCCACATTTCCAGCATCTCCAATAATGATTCCACTGCTAAAGGTTTTTATTCCTGCAAATGTTTGAGCAGATGTGGATATCAAACCTGTTACTGTATCAGATGCAGTGGGAATATATATGGTATGCACGGCTGTTCCACCAATTACAGAAGTTCCAACTGTAACTGATGAACCACTGTTTACAGCAATAATTGATTGGAATTGAGCAGTCTCACTATTTATGGAAGTGATAGCACTAGTGACATAAGAAGGAGTAAAATACTCTAGTCCAGTGGCACCTGCATTGACCCTTATCAGCTGATTTGCAGTTCCAATTGAGGTGAGTCCGGTTCCTCCCTTGGTAGTTGAGATTGCAGTGGCATTCCAGGTTCCTGTGGATATTGTACCACAGGTTGTCAGATTAGATGAACCTGTCCAAGTAGATAATGCTGTGTTCTCAACCAATGATAATCCAATATCTGCTTTGGTTACTGTATCCCATGCGGGTGCTGCAGATACTGTTCCTGTTCCAGTCTGTCTGAGGAATTTGCGAGTTGTAGTTGTATTGCCCGCAAGGCGTGTATTGTTTGACCCTGTATGATACAGGACGTCGCCGAGAGTGGTGAGTGGGGACAGAGCATTAAATGCTCCCAGTGCAGTTGATTGCCCTGTCCCTCCGCGGGTGATACTTAGAGTTCCTGACCAGCCAAGTGTATGGGTTGATGAGGAGGAAGTAATAGTGACATTTGTGTCATTGGCAAACGTCTGTACAGAGGAGGTCAGGCCATTGAGAGAACTAATACTTCCGGTGCTTAAAACCGAGAACCTGAACTTAAACAGGTCTGCGGTGGACATGTCCTCAATGGCCATTCCATCTCCTCCTATGAGGAGGACATCCTTCTGACCGAGATAACCATCGGTCAGCGGGATGATGTTACCGTAGTATTTGTTTTCTGAGCTCATCAGTTACCTGAGATTTTATATTTATCAAGAAGTGATTCTACCTGATTCTGTGCTTCGGCTGTCAGGTCAGACCAAAAAGTATAGTATGCTCCGCGAATATCCTCGTGCAGTTTCAGGATTTCCTGGAAGAGCGGCTCAGCATCATCGCAGTCCTTCTCACGCTCGACCCGATATGACTTATACAGGGACTGAGCCTCAATTGCCAAAAGAGGAGTTGTAATGTCAGTAAATACTGTGGACAAAGTTCCGTTCTCGTAAGGAATGGCTATATATTCAGTAGAGGGTACTAAGCTATAGGTACCTCCGATTCTATAATAGATTCCGGGAGTGTCTCCAAGACCTGCATAAAGATAGTATTCTCCGTTTGCAGCGGTTCCTCCACCAATGTAATTCACATGGTCTGTTGATACAGGAAGTCTGACCAAACAAATGTCAAGCACTCCGTCCAGTGCAAACGTAAATACAAACTCAGTTTCCTCTGTATTAGGCAGTGTATTATCATACACATAATACGATGACCCTGTGAAGAGTTGCTCTCCTGAGCTGGACTGTCGGATGACCAAACAAACCAAACAGCTTTGTGCCCGGGTATAGTTGGGGCTACCCCATCCAGTGGGGTTGGTGGTTGCATTATACGCTCCTGTTTTATCGGTTACGTATATTTTGCTACCGTCATTGAGAATCGAATATTCGGATTTAAGTGTTAGTGCCATTTTTATTTATTTGAGATTTCGAAATCTTCGTTATAAGTTATTTCATATAGTTTATCAAGTTCCCGTGCAATTGGAATTGATTTCATTAGTGGTTCCGGGTCCATTTCATAAAGAGAACGGAATACCCTTTTTCCAGTTGCTTCAAAATAAGCCAATCCTATTGGAGTCCATACAAATGAAGGATTTGCAAATAAGTTTGTAAGAGTCATCAGGTCATCTAATGCATTTCGATAAACTTTTGAAGCCGCTTGTCCACGAAAATTATCTTTATCCTCTTCCCAAGGCCATTCAATTGCCATCAATGCAAGTGAAAGTGCAACAATTGCAAGGTCACTTAAACTTCTGGTGATATTGTTTTTTTGTACGGTTGTTAAAGGAACCTTTTGCTCTTTAGTACGGCGAAGATTATCAAAAAGAGCAAGCCAACTCATTATTATTCCCTCTAGTTGGTCTCCTTTCCAAAAGGCATAAGTATTTCCTTCAGCGTCTTGTTCAAATGCATATTGTCCAATTGTGGCAGATTCTGGTACTTTTTCTAAACCAATACCTAAAGTATATCTATCAAATTTAGCAGTAAGCCAGTTTTTGCTTGCTAAAAAAGCTTTTCCGGTCCACATGAAATTCATAAGTGAACGAGACTCCCGGTCGTTTGTACCAAGAAGATAATTGGCATGATTCCGTATGGAATTAATCATATTATCATCATACCCATCTGAGAGTTTTGCTCCCGTTTCATCTCCATTATTTGAAGCAATTACATTTCTTAAAGCTTTCTTTTGCTGAGGTGTAAGCTTACTTGCAGAGTTGAATCGCTGGTCTTTTGATTCATCATAAATGAGTTCTCCATTTACTATACTATAAGCATCCCAGCTTCCATCTTCAATCATTTGTGCAATCATAAGATGCATCCTTGATTGATAGTCCGCCCCTGATAAAAGACTAAACATATATTTACTACGAAGCAGAAACTTATCACCTGATTTATGGTAACCATTGAGCATGGAGCCAATATCATCGTTAAACATCCTGAACTTACGCATAAGCAAGGATATTTTGTCATAAGCCTGAGGGTCGTAAAAACGACTGCTAAAAACTTTTGAAACTTCTAGAATTGCACGTGTTCTTGAGGATGCGCTAAAACGATTGGATTTTGAAAGAGAGTTTGCAATACTCTCAGACAGAATTGTCAATTCGTTTCCAAGATATGAAGTTGCAGCAGTAAAAGGGTTAAATGCGTAAAGTCCTACAGAAGAAACTCTTGATGCAATCCTGCTGATTTTATTAAGTGTAGTGTTTGCATCAACGTCTCTGTTGTCAAGATTGACCGTTTTAACAATGTTAATCCAGTCAATATTTCCATCTAACCTTCCTTCCAAAAGATTGCTATTGTACCATTGATAGATACTATTTGCAGCTTTGAGAGACGACCCAAGATTATTAAATACCTCATGTCTGAGACTTTCAACTACAAAAATATCCATGATGGATTCAAGGTCCGTACTCCATTGAGAGTAATCATCAACATTGACAAATCCATCATTCTGAATTCCCAGCAAAGCATCTCGCTTATCATCAGTCAGTGTATTTGACTGACTGTGAAAAATGTTCACATCTGATGCTTTTCTGTCCTCTCCCATTCCAAAGCTGGAATCAAAATCAAGCAAAAGGTCATTTATTAAATCGCGGTACCTTCCGGGAACTCCGCTATTCTTCATGCTTTGAATCCTGTTGGAGACAGACGCTCTGACAAGTGGAACTGCTCCGTCAACCTCCCATTTGATATTATTCTTATCAGCCAGCTTTTTGATTATCTTCTTTGAAACAATTATAAGATTCTGAGCAGCTGGTGAAAGTGCCTTAAATTCATCAGAGTTTTCAGGATGAAATTTAAATGTATTAAACTCAATTTCTTTTATCCCTTCTGGAGTTTGTATTTTCTTCTTTTCCTTTACAAACAATTCGTTATAACTGTTTGCTGTATTTCCGGGATTGAACAATTCTGTTCCAATGTATCCTTCAAGTCCAAGGATATTAAAGGTAAGACCTTTTTCATCATAGAACTTTTTCAATGCGTTATTAAACTCATCCTTATACTCTGTCCAAAATCCCTGTGAGAGTTTATTAGCAGCAGTATGAAGTTTTGCATTGAGTTTCTGAAGCAGTGGATTGCCTACATTCTGAGGAAGACTGACATTCTTATTAAATACATTTACAGGCAGTAGACTCGCATCCATCTCCTGCATTTGGAAGTAAAAGTTAGCAAGAAGAAAAGTCGAATCGTCAGTATTGACGTTCTTACCCATGTTGACATAATTCTTAAAGTATGCTTCAACTTTCTTCAGCATTTCAGCCCGCTTGCTTTGGTCTTTTGAAAGATTATCAAGCTGATTTGCAAGTGCTCCTATATTATCATCTTCCTCTTTACGTGAGCGGATGTAGTTTATAAGAACGTCCAACCAGTTTGCACGATAGGATTTATAGTCAAGAAGAGATTTATTATTAATTGTATCGAGCAAAGATTTTGCATTCCCAAAGATGCTCTCAACAAGTATAGGGTCATTTTTAATTGACTTGATTGTTTCAAGTCCTTCCTTAATATCAATTGTATCTCCAAAGACAGACCCGGTTCCAATTCCATAAACCATGTTAAGACCAAATCCAATATCTGAATTTGCCTCTTTTAGTTTCATTGCAATTAGAACACCTTCAAATTTACGCGCATCTCCAAGTGTGTTTTTAAAAGGACTATTTATCCTGTCTGTTCTGATTTTATCTCCAAATTTTCCAAAGAGAGAATCATTTCCATATCCTTCTGTAGAAAACCTTTTGTTCAGATTTTCAGCCCCGATATAAATTAGATGTCTGGTTTTTCCATCTTCAATGACTATCCAATTCTTTTTATCTTCAAATCCTTTAATGTCTGACAGATTTGAAACTTTGATATCTGTACGTTTGATAAAAGGACGAAGGGATGTTTCAATAATTCTTAACTTATCTCCAATAGACCTGAGATATTTTACATCTCCACTTTCAAGATAATTTGAAACACCAAGTGCCAAGTCATTATTTATCTTCTCAGATTTTTTGATGTATTCATCAATTATCTGTTGTTGCTGAAGAACAGGGTCGGAACTTGTAAATGAATGGTGATTTCCCGCAGAATCAAAATATCCAAATATCCCACCTCGATATCCCGTTTTAACACGTTTGGCTTTTTCTGAAGGACTTGAAACATGTGTTGCTATTGACCCTGTAAGAGTTGTGAAGACGTCCGAGCTGTCGTCTTTGCCAATAATTGCAGCCGATGATGGTGCAAAGGAAGATTTTCCAAAGATGATGTCCAGCTGGCGTGTTGCATAAGAATCCATTTTCCATGACTTGATAGATTCCATAGGAAGGACTTTTCCATCAGAGTAGCCACGAGAAATATCATTATCATCAACAAACTTAAGTTCAATTGGAACAATGAAATGGTCGCTGACAGGTTGATTATCAGCCCATTCAGTCATCCGTCCATAACCCATTGTTTGTACAGAATATCGCTTTGCCTTGTAAGAGTTATATGCAAATGGGTCCCAAATCTTAACTCCAGATTCCTCTTTTTCCTTAGTGCGATAAACTGTCTTTAAGTCTACAATGTATTTACGTCCTTCCGGAGAATAAATAATTAAATCAGATCTTCCGGCCATTCTTGCCCCCTCACCTGAGTTTTCTGCATAAAGCATTTTTTCAGAAACCAATTTGCCCATTTTGGACAAACGCTCTTTAAGGTCGGTAAGCTGCTTTAATAAATTAGAAGGTATTCCTTTTTCTGCAATAAACTTCTTAAGATTCTCATCATTAACAGGGTCTGAACTTTCTACAACTTTTTGAAATAAGTTGTGAATTAATGTGCCAGACTCAGAGAAAACACTAAGTTTTTCAATATTCCTTTTTGTGACTTTTATATTCAACTCAGGAATTGTATCAACCATTTCAGACATTGAAGCAATACTGATTGAATCATCGCCTCTCCAACTATACTTATGGTTTACATCATCATACTCAATGTTTTTAACAGCATTTTCAATGGCATCTATTTTATCCTGAATTGGACGGTTAAATGTCTCAAAGGCTTTTTCAATACCCTGACCCGGATGCAGGTCTTCATGTGCTCTCCACATACGGTAGGCGGCACGTGTATCTCCATTAAGCAGGTTTACCAGCTTGTTGTATTCGGGACCTATTGGAGGACAGATTGAAGCCATATTCTACTATCTTGGATTTACGTAACTTCCGCTTACCTCATCGTAGACTTTAATTGAGCATTTTGCCATGTTGTTCTCAGTCTCTTTATTAGTCGTATAAGGGACAAACTTGTTTTTTCCAACATTCATTAATGCCCTCTGAATCCGGTCGTTTACAGGCATTTGACTGTTTTTAAACGCAAGATACTCATATTCTATATTAAAATTTTCGTATTGCTCAAGCGTTTCAAAGGCATTATAGGGCAAGGCAGTCGAGTAGGTGCCATCGGCTAATTTGACCGGGGAAGTCCACCTTTTCATTCTGAAATTGACTTCTAATACCTTTTTATCAACCCGGACAACAGGATTGTTATTAACCATAATAACAGCTGCTGCGTAAGGAGATATCGATAATTTATTGATATAAGTCACATACTCAACATTGATAGGCTCCTTAAAATCCTTTGAGATATAAGTTTTCTTTCCTACCAATTTTGCAGGGTTCTTTTCAAACTTAAAGTCTGAATAAGGTATTGCAAGATTATTTAATTTGGCCCTGCCATGTTCATTTGCAATTTCCTGATTAATTGCATCTGCAAGACTCTTGTTAGGAATGTTAACTTCATAATCAAGGAAATTGATATAATCTGATTTATCATCGATTGACATCAGACTGGTAAATGAGCCTTTTGAATTTCTATCTCTTGTTACAATGAGATTGTAAATAAACAGACGTTTGCGGTCAATAGGCTCAAGTCTCTGAAATTCTTCCATGTATAACGCACGCAAGTCATCATTCATGTCATAGAAATCATACATCCTGATTTTTGATTCTTTTGTAAAATCATTGGTATCCAAAGTCAAATCCTTTATGAATTCGTTATCTGGATATTTTGACTTAAGATTCAAAAGACTGTTGTTGACTTCATTAATAAACTGAATCCGACCCTCGTATGAACCGAGATTTGCAGTTGTAATCAAAGAGGTATCTCTTGAGTTCAGATAGGCGTGAATGTACATTCCATGAACAGTGTTATAATCCCTTGTAAAGTTTTTTGGATTATAACGATAATTAATTGAAACGCCTTCCTTAGGCTCTGAAAGCAAAGCCTCATTTCTCAAATTCTCACTAGTCACAGCATATATAGTATTATACGCTTTGATGTCCTTAAACATATTATGAGCCTGAGCGATTGCTTCCTGATATGCACGCATGTGAGGAGCATTGTCAAATATCTCAAGAATATTGTTGTCGTGATTTCCAGTAGCAATCAGAGAATCATACAATTTTATCTGCCTCTCAGCATAGCTGCGGTCATCTGAGAAGAATCTTTCAAAATTAAATGGTTCGGTCTGTAAACCTGCTTTTGAGTAAGACATGTTTACATAATTCTCAAGAGTCAGGATATGAGATGCAATATCTTCCATCGTGATAGGGATATCACGATTAATAAGACTTTGGGTCAATACATCCCATTCTGTTTTATACAAATACAACTTCTGCATCTCAAGGGGTTGACTGTTAATGTTAAACCCTTTAGTTGAGTTGTATTCTTTTGACTTCCTTATTGCATCAAAGAATGGTTTTTTTGCATTGATATATTCAGCAATTTGGGAAATGCTCATTCCTGTAGATACAAGATAGCTTATGTACGGAGCAGTAATTTGGTCAAATGACAGAGGACCAAGTACTCCTTCGTTTGCATTATCAACAGCTGCAGAAATCAGAGATGCAAAATTCTCCCAAATCTTATCCGGTTCGCCGGAGAAATCTTTTCCTTCTTTAATTTCCTTAAGTCTCTTTGCAAGATAGATGACATTATATGCTTTTGCACCATTTGCAAATATGCCTACAAGATTTTTACCACCTGCCTGATTCATTTCGTGGATTTGCAGAAGCGACATCAGATGGTCAAACTTAAGTTTCTGCTCTTCAGAAGAACCTTCAAGAATAACTTCTTTCAAAGCTCGTAACTCTGTCATTACATCTTCCAATGTAGTGTTAAGTTCAATGAGTGATTTTGAATCGGACAAAACATCATTCATTGCTCGTGCAAGCTCGTTCTTCTGAGCTATCTTTTGGATAGCTTTCAAATCCTCTTTTGAGAAATTCTTAACTGATTTAATCTCATTAAGATTAGATTCAAAAGGAATCAATCCGGTAGGGCGTACATTCTTTACAACAAATTGAGAGTAATTGGGATTTCTAGGATCATAGGTCTTAATCTCACGACCTCCTTTAACGGTCGGGTCAACCATAGTATATTCCTTAATACTCTGATAGGTTACATATGAACCTTTGTCATAGTCTTGGTCAGCACCCTGTACAGTAAACAATTCGGCAGGTACCATAACTGAATTCATCGACCCTTGGAAGAATCCTGCAATTACAGTCGAAACGGCAGAGTGCTTTCCAGATGTAGGAATCCTTGCCATTACTCCTTCAAGACGTGTCCTGAAAGACTCATACATCAGTTTTGCCCTCTTCTTTTTGTTATCAGAAATTATCTTTGAATTGAATTCGTCTGGAGTTAACAGTTTTTGCAAGAAATACCTCTCATTGATTTCGTCAATTGGAATATTATTGGCAATAACATCATCCAATTCAAAGTCCTCAAACATTTCGGCAGGAAGAAGGATTTCGGCAAATCCCTTTGACCATTTATCATTCCTAAGTGAGTTGTTTATTGTTTCTTGGTCAATCCCAGTTTCATACATCTCAGTCAGTGAAACTCCATCCTCACGAACAGGAGACTGCCATTTAAGTCTGCGTGAAGTGATTTTATATTTTTGTGTATCTAAGTTTCTAACTTGAGATTTAAGAAGAATCCGTTTTACAGGCGATTTTGTAGTTATATTGGCTTGTGGTTGAGCAAATGTATTAGCGTATACATCACGTATAGCTTGTTTACCTTGTTCAGTAATTTGTCTAGTTCCAATTCCAGCAAAATTCTTTTTAAGAACAGGTACTGCAGACTGAACAAACATCTGACCGTTCCAAGTATACCAGTTGTTATCTTTTTGGTTAAATACATGGATTTCACGGTTATTAGCCTGACCCATAGCAACCGCCCAACCAGTACCACCCTCTACAGTTTTCATATCCTCACTAATAGGAGCAACAGCTACAATCTGTTCAGAGTTTTTAACTTGAAACCAGTTACGGGCAAGAAGGTTAATTGTCTCAGTTTTCTGAGGATTTTTACCAAGTACTACCGCAGCTTTACGCATCTCAGCAATACCTTCCTGAAGCTGCTCTTTAGTAAGAAGTACATTACCTTTAGGAGTCTTATTTCCATAGTAGTAATGCTGATGATTTACAACCCCGACTTTTCTACCCTCATCGTCCCATATAGAATCTGCACCTAAAGCACCACCAGAGTGGTTAGTGTACTCGGCTGGATTATTTATTTCATATATAGTAGGTTTAACAGCAGATTGACCAGCTTGTGGTTGAGATAAAGCAGCTAGTTCTGCATCATATTTAGCGTTTATTACATCTTCTATTGTAAATGCAGCATAGACCTGTCCACCCATTAATCTAATGGTAGCACCTTCTGGTAAATTAATCTGTTTACCATCAATAGTAAATTCAACCCTATTATCTTCTTTACTAGCTTTAATATAAGTAATATTCCAGCCGAAATTATCTTTAAAAAATTTACCTATTTTAGATAGTTTCTGTTCGACAGTTACACCTTCTGGAGCAATTACTTCACCATACTCTTTGGTTAAAGTTTTACTTTTTTCTATATCAGCTTTCTTATCAGAAACAGAAACTTTACTACGTTCAATAATAACTCCATTAATAAAATCAGGTATATCTACCATACCACGCATAGAGCCATCCGCTTTTACAACTTTTCCATTTCTAAAATAAGTTACTCTTCCATTTGGTTCAATTAATTTATCGCCTTCTTGAAGTTGTTTTTTAAAATTTTCTGCTATCTCATTATTTTTGTCTGCTTCTACAGAAGATAACGCTTTACCACTTTTACCTTTAGCTCCACCAAGTTCACGAAATGTAAAATAACGTGGTATTTCTATTCTTTCTATATCAGCTTTCTTAGCTTCTACTTCCGCATACTGAGAGTATAGTTGTTGAGCTTGTTGTTTATTTTTTAACTGCACTTCAAAGTAAGAACCTTTATCAATAGCGTAACCTTTGTCTAATAAAGATTTCCAAACTTTATTTGCAGATTTATTAATATCTGCTTTGCCAAAAGCTTCTGATTTTAAGGTTTTACCTTCTTTAGCTAATTGTTCTGCTAAAGCAATATATACTTTTGTTCCATACCCTTTACCTTGAAATTCCTTTTCAAGTTCTACACCAGCCATACCTATAGAAGATGATATATAACCATTTTTATCTACAGATATTACACCTGCATATTTCCCATTTATTTTAATAGGATACGATGTTGCCTCAAAATTATCAGGATTAAATCTTGGTTCATCTAATTGTATTTCAGAAGTATTAGGCGCGGCTTCTTCTGTAGATATCTCTTCAACTTCATAAACATCCATCAAAGAAGGATGGATTACAAAATGACCACCTTGTAACCCAAAGGCAACCGCTGAGTTACGGATGTTAGTTGCAATTGTTTGAGTATACTTTGGAGCAATTGTCCTGTCATTAATTGACAGACGATTTACTGAAGCAGCATCGGTTCGATAATTAGACCCATCAGTTGAGAGTAAATCCTCTCTCATGATTTCGCTAAAATATTTTACCCTTTCAGCAACTTTCATTTTACTAAGTTCCTGAATATATGACTTTGTCATATCAGACAAAGTATCATAGAACTTCTTCAGAACCGGAGAGTTGACCCAGTTAATTGCTATGGCGTTGACTAATTGGGTCAGTACATTTACCTCCATTCCTTGAGACGGGTCTTTGGCACCATCTTGCTGGATACCCTTCATTGTAATATCAATGGTGGATACCTTAGGATTTGGGTCTGAAAGTTTGTTTACTCCTCGCTGACCAGTCTTTTCAGAAGATTGAAAAATAGCTTCATCAACAATATAGTCTTGAAAACCATTCTCAACCATTATGTCCATTGCCTTTTCAAAAATACCTTCTTGCTTTGTTGCATTTGAAAAATTAGGATTCATTCCTAATGCAATGATAAGCTGATAAGCATTTGACACAGATTCGCCATTGACCTGAATGACTTCGGGGAAAGTCATAGCAGAGGTCATCTGAACAAATTTTTCTATTACAAATTCGTTTCCGTTTTCAAGAATATACGGAGTGATTTCAAATTCGGCATTCTTAACAAATGATTTTGTTCCTGATTCAAAATCATTTGAATGAGTGATGTTCTTCATAACAGGACCTACAAAAGGACCTGCGTCAAGTGCACTTGAGTAATTCTGTTTTATTCTGGTAAATGGTGTTACCAGTGTAGCACCATCCATCCATTTTTGAGATACAATTTGACCGTTTGAAAACTTAAGTACATTATTAATAGGGTCTTCAAAACGCATTACATTTGCAACCCTTGAAAGCTTTTTACCTTCATACATCAATGAGTATGGAAGAGGCTTTCCAGGATTTTGTTGCCTGAACAATGCAACGTCAGCTGCCCAATTTTTATTCCTCAGTATAAAATACGACTCGGGAGAAATCAAAGACTTAGAGCGTTTTACCATGTCGATAAAAGCTTTCTGTCCTGACTCCTTATACTGGTATTTTGGACCATTCATTAAATGCTGAAACTCTCCACTAAAGAGTAGCCAGTTGGCGTAGAAGGTTTTAATAAACTCTTCCGGAGTAGCCTTACTAGAAGTTATAGCTATTTGGTTGTAAAGAGTTACGCCACCACCTCTTTGATTCTTTGAATATTCAACAACTTTCTGTGCATCTGCAAGAATACGGTCTATAAAAGCCTGTTTATTTGCAGGATTCATGTACATATTAATGTCATCAATCAATTCTTGTTTGATTGACAAAGGTCCTTTTACAGACTTCTCATTGTAATGCACACCGGATACCATATTAGGGTACGATATCAAGGTGTTGATTTGGTCTTCAGTAAGTTTTGAAAGTATAGAATTAAGTTCTCCAATGCTTTTTGCAGAAATTCCAACTTCGCGATAGTCATTCAAAATTTTGAATTCCAAACCAGCATAATACTTGGTTCTGCTATCAAACAAATCTCCAAGTGTTTTTTCTGCTGGCTGCAGGAAATTATTTGAATAGAAAATTGGAGATATCTCCTGACTTGCATCTGCATAAACTGTAATCGGGAAAGTAGCTTCGTTTCTTCCGTTTTCAATCTGAGTTACATACCCCTCAATCAAATAGAGGTCAAGAAGTTCAGGAACAGTTAGCTGACTTACCGACTTAGTAAATTCAAATCCGTTTTTATTAATTTTAAATCCAAGATGTGTAAACGGAGGCTTTGAAGAAATTCCATAGGAGGAGTTTCCATCCACCAAAAGATTTGTCTGAAGTAGTGGACTTTTCTGAGCACTTGAAACAACATGTTTCAAATGGAAAATAGGAGCACTATCTCGAAGACCGTACTGACGTTTTCCAGTCCCATCTTTAAATGAGAAGTCATTTCCTAATCCTTTTGCAGAAACAAACTGCTCAATTATTTTATCCATTACCAATCCAAGGGACGGCAAAGAGGCCTGCTTTTTATTGTAGTTCTTTACAGAAGCAAAGAAGTAATCCTGAATCTGACCAAGAATTGTAGGGTCTACTGCAATGGCATCTTGAAGCATTTCAGATGTAAATCCTTCAAATCCCATGCCCTTGAGCATGCGTAAAGCATTCTCGGGAGTTACATTTTTTTCAACTGTATAGAGTTGACCATTGAGATTTACATCACCGTTAGAAACTGAAATTCTTCCTGTGCTAAGGATTCTTGCGAACTTGTCCAGGAATTGAGTTTTGATGTACTGAGGATTAAATCCACCAATTGGAAGCTTAGCCGTTCTTTGCTCACTAGATGTATTCTCGTCATAATAAACGTTAACATCTACAAATCCAGGTGAATAAACTTGACCTTTGGTAAGAAAGCTGAGTATTGCGTTGGTTAAATTCTGACCAGCAGGCGTCTCTACTCCACGAGTAGAGTAAGTAAGGTTATTGGTTTGTGACCCTGTAACAGATGAGGGTTCTGGGGATTTTGAGAAGAATCGCTTATAGATGGCCTTTGCCTCTGGCAATGAGGAGTTGCTTAAAACTTCTGCAATTTCATCCAATGTTCTAATGGCCTGTCCGTCTGAATTTGTGTTATTCTTAATCAGCTTAAGGACATTGGATATATTCTTAGAGGTGATGTAATTTCCATTTGCAAGTCTGGTATTGTACAGATAAGTTTTTACAATGGAGTTCATGCCATCTCCAAGGAGATTCTCCATTTCTTTTTCTGCAAAAGAACCGGATTTTGACAGGTCATTTCCGTAGTAATACTCGTCTTTTGAACTATTATATTTTATAGAAGGAAAGTACTGTGCCAGTAATCCATTGAAATTGCTTCCCAAAGCATACTGAATTCGAGACTCAGTATTTGTCTTTTGGGACATGAGATTGCCATTTGACAAATAAATCTTTTTCAGATTTGTCATTGCCTCGTTTGCATCAAGGATTCTGGGAGTTCCGCCTTCAGGAACTGTCAGAACAAGATGGCTTGCAACAACATCCTTCTTGAATTTATCAATTGCTTTTCTTGCAAGGTTAGGTTGATTTGGAAATTCCCTCCTTCTGAATTCAACAATTGAAATCGGATTTACTGAGATGGCCGGTCCTTGTACAGATTCTTGTACACTTTGTTGTACAGTTTGTTGTACAGTTTTACCAACTGGTTGAACCGGAGCAGCTTCCTTATTTTGAGTAGATATCTCAGAAAGAACTGCCTCAATTGGAATCTGTATCTTAGGAAGATCCAATTTAAAGTAGTTTGCAGAAATAACCCTATTGAGGAAATTTTCCTGATATGGTACAGATTGAGCATAAAGATTTTGCTCAAATCCTGAACTACCTTTTGACAAAACCGGACTAAACCGAAGACCTCTTGAGAAGGCTTTATTCTCCATCATAGCCATTAAGAGTTTCCTCTTAGGCTCTGAGTTCATATTTAAAAGTTTCTTTGCGTCCTTCTCAAGAGAGATTTTAACATAATCATCTAGCAAATACTCAACTGGATATCCGCCCTCAACTCTTATCTTTTTACCATTGGCAAGAATTACTTCATGCGCTTTTCTTTCGACATCCATCTTCTTCAAGAACATGTCTACTTGAGGGTCTTTTTTAGACAGCTCTTGTTTTACATTATTGAAAATCTCTTCGTAAAGACGTTTGCCCTTTGACCTAGGTGATTGCCAAAATGAATTGTAGAGATTTTTAAATTCAGCACTTGTTGCTTCGTAGTAGCCTTTCTGATTTCTACTATAAAACGGAGAAAGTAATTCAACAATTTGGTCCAAGCTCAATGACTCACGATTTAGAGTCATTGTTTTGATGTCGTCTCCTAAAACATCAAATTCATTGTTATACATCTGCCTGGCCGAGTGTTTATAACTCAGTGCAACAAATGGCTCTCCTTTCAGTACGGATACTTTTCCTTTTGAATTAATTATGTCAGCCGTTGCTATTAAAATAGGACTTACAGCAATTCCTTTTGACTTTGCCTCTGATAAGATATTTGAGTATGTCTTTTTATCAACGGCTTCAGATTGCTTATTTCCATCCGGAGATACATTTTTTGAAGAAGATTCATTTTCAATAAAAGGGTGAAAGAACTGACCCGCCCGTAATATATTATTTGAAACCGGATATGTTGCTACAATATCCTTTGTTTCACCTTGCGTAATAATATTAAGATTTCGCAAGGTTGTTTCAACCTTCTCACCTCCGGCACGATATATTACACCAAGCACAGCCCGCTTGTTATCCGGAGTAACTGCTTCAAGAAAGATTGCGTACTTTCCATTGAATTTGGAGGAATCAATTCTTGCATCTGCAACATATCCCGGAGAACCTATTTTGGCAATTGTAACCTGATAGTTTGAGTTATCGCGGACGCTTGGATTAAACAGAATTGATTTCTTTATTTCCAACTCACCCTGAACATCATAGAATGTATTTAACAATACCCTGTTTTCGGTATTGGTCATTGCATTCATTATCCTGCGGTAATCAGCCATCTCCAAATCATCCTGACTTACAGGGCTAGGAGCAGAAGTTTCAGTTGTTGTTGGTGTCTGAACAACTGGAGGAACGGCCTGAGAAGGAGTTTTGATTGTCTCCGCAGGATTAAAAGAAGAATCAATTGTTTGGCCTTGAAGGATGCTGTCAATTTCACCAAGCATGGTCTGCTGTGAAATTTCAGGAGGTGTCATTGGCTTAAATTCCTTAACTACCCCCTCAACAGAGCTTACAGGCATTGAAGGAGATGCGTAAACAATCACACCTTTCTTTGCCCGTGTAACGGCTGTATATACTTCTTTCTGACGGATACTTGAGCCAAATATTTCACCATCAGAAGTATCAACAACCACATAATCCCATTCATCACCTTGAGATTGTACGCTATCAAGTACATTCAGTGAAAGTGCACTTGCAGAAGATACAGCTGTATTTTCAGGATTAGCATTGATGTAAACCATTGAAGAGAGATTCTTTTCACTCTTCAGTTTTGTTGCCAAGTCAACTACTAATTTTTCAAGTTCTTCTTTATTGCTTACAAAGCGGACTCCGTTAAAATCCTTATCGTAATTCAGAGCAATATTTGAAGGAAGAGCATTGGAAAACTGGGAATTCCTTAAAGCATTTTCAAGAGCTTTTAAAGGATTGTTTACAGACCTGAATGAGAATGTCAGCCTCGGAGTTGATGGTACAGAAATTACAGGACTTGTAATTGAGTAAGTAGTTTTGCTGTTTTTCTCCCTAAATCCATTTTGTGCTTCATCATAAGTATAAATTAAATGAACTGGATTATTTGGACGGGATTGATTTACTCTTAAAAGCTCAGTGTTGATTTTATTCAATTCACTTGCACTCAGCAAAGCGGCTTCATCAAATATGATTGCAGATACATTTTTAACCTCATTGGATTTCAAGATATCAATAAGGCTTGAATCAGAATGCTGAATAAAATCAGGCTTTCCTTTAAAGAACTTTTCTACATCACTACGAACCTTCTGTATTTTCTTTCCTGAAGGGTCTTTATAAGCAGTTACAATGACATTTCCACCTGTCATTTTATTTATCATAGCTGCGATAAAAGGAATTTCCGTAACCGTTTTACCTGTTCCGGGGCCTCCGTTTACTGCAGAAGTATAACTTAAATGAAACAGTTCTCTGCTAGAATTTTTTACCCTGAAGTCATAATTACCAGCCATTGCATTTCGCAATGCCAATTCTGCAACAAGCTGATGTTCCCTGGTAGGGGTTTTGACATCGGGTTTAAGTTCAGCAATTACCTCGCGTGCTGCCTGAACAAACTTTGTTGGGTCGTTTGAAAGAACAGCACGAGCGTAATCATAGGTATTCTTTGCCAAAATACCTTCATCGGATAACAATTCCGGGTCACCTCCCTTAAATGTCTTTTGAAGTTTCTGCAGTACTTCGGTTCTCTGACTTCTAACAAAGTCAAACATCTTTTTATCAACCTGAAGTGACTCTCGACGATAGCTGATATAATCTTGCTTATCAAGAGCTTCCTGCATTTCTACTTCATGCTCAGAGAAGATTTCGCCTATTTTTGGAATATCAGTCTCAAGAAGCTTTACAAAATTCTGTAAAACATTAAACTGCTTCTCAAGTGACTTTATATAAACCTGAAGAATCCTTGCATCGGTATTCTTTTCATTTTCATCAGAAAGAGCTTTGAGTTGTGCAAACTGGCCTTTCAGAGTGGCCAATGTCAACAGTGCATTCTTAGTATCATATACTTCTGCGCTGATAATTTCATTGTAACCTTTCTTATTCTTAAGAGCGTAGTTACCTAATACTTGGGAAATCCTGTCGTCAATTACCTGTATAATACGGTCAGGCTCAGGGCTTACAAACATTTTAGAAAGCCTGTCAGACTCTTCTTTAGGAGTTCCGGTTAATTGACCAGCAGCTCTGGCAAGCTCTTCCAATTTAGATTCTAAAGGAACGGTTGATTTACCATTCTCAAAATCATAATATAAATGAGAGTCACCCTCAATATCAGGAGCTGTTTTATAAGTTTTCTTTTGAGAAACTTTATTTACTAATTCCTCGGCTGCAAACAAAGGAGCAACTTTTGCATACCACTCCTCATTCTTATAAGGTTCAACTGCTCTTTTTAATACTTCCTGTGAGAATCGGAAACTAAATTCCGGATTTGACGTATGTACAAGAGAAGCATCAAAATCTTCATCATCTGCAAAGATTTCATTAATGATGTTATCAACTCCTGAGTTTTTATAATTTTCTACTTCCTGATTTCTGCGGGCATTTGCCTCATCCAAAAGACGCTGTTTGGCATCTGGAGTTATGTCAAGCTCATTAAAGTTGTCCAAATTTGCTTTGGCTGAGTTTTGAATAAGCTCTTGATTTCGCTTTGAAACCTCAGATTTCAACCTGTCACGATTGTTCCTTGAATCAGTATTCATCAAGGTGAATAACTTACCATTAAAATGGTCGTTATTTCGTAATCCAAATTCAGTCAGACCTTCAATTCCCAAATCTGAGGAGTCAATAACTGTTGATTTCAGATGTGGATTACTCTCGACATTATAGAGACCTTCAGTAATATATCTTGAAACCTGAGACCCGGAATTAAATTCAGAAATCTCAGCTTTTTTAGCCTCGACTTGTTTGGTGAGATTTTCAATCAGCTGTTTGTCATCTGCTTTTTCTGCATTTTCAAGCTGATTGGTAAGAGTTGCTAGTTCATTTTGCAGGATGATTTTATCCCTGCCAATTGAACTGGATTTTAATATATCCGCAAAAATGCCTGCTTTCTTCTCATTGTTTTTAATAGCATCCGTAATACCCGCCCTGTCACGGATAGTGGACATTGTGTTTAGAATCTCTCTGAGAGCAGTTGCATTTCTTGTGTTCTCGTCTCCCGTTTTTCCATCTTTTGACAAACGACCTGCTTTTTCCCAATCGTTAATCATTTTATGTACAAAACCTTCGTCATTAAAAGCAACAGCTGCTTCAAATGAATCAACTAATTCCCTATCATAGTTTGATAACTTTTTAAGAATGGGGTGTGCAATAGCACCGCCAAATGCACCTCCAGCACCTGACTGAAGAATTGCTTCAACTTCCCTTCCCAAATCCCACTGAAAGCGACCCTGTAGAGGTAGCAGCTCCGCCATTACATTATGCAGACCTCTGATACCAGTATCTACAGTTTGTTCTCCCATTTCCTCAATACCTTCAAGGAATGAGGTTTTAACATAAGGCTTTGATGAAAGAGATATCAAAGCACTTTCAAACGTTCTGCCTACTCGATTTTGAAAAGATTTTAATGCAGATTCGGTGAATCCTTTCTTTGCAATTGTAACTCCATAGTCTTGAGCAAGTTTTGGAGCTATTATCTTTTCAAGCTCAAGAGGCCTGATTCCGCGAACAATCATGTCGCTTAATCCTGACAACTTATATATTGCAGCTGCATTTGCACCATATAGAATTGCAGTTTCAACAGGACTGAGATTATTTTCCCGTGAAATTTGAGCCATGGGGCCTGCTGCCATTCCAGTCATGTAAATTCGACCGGCTGCTGATGCAGTTTTTGCAGAGCCAGAAAGTGCTCCTGCAACTTTTCCAACTGCACCCATGCTAAACAACTGCATGACAGAATCAAGACCAAGTTCTGCCAAGTGTACAGGACTAAAGAAGTTTTCTTTGGTTCTATCACTAGAGGGAAGGAGATTTTGTTTCAGTTGATTTTGTATGCCAGAAACATCTGCTCCAAAAACCCTTGGAAACTCAAGCAATGAGCTGCTTGTACTATTTATAAAATTTGGAACAGATTTAACTACTGTATAAAATCCCTCAGACAGATAACTGGGATTTAAACCATAAATGCCCATGTTATGGGCAAAAGAATCATAGCTTTCATCAAAGCTTCTGAACTCCTCATCGGCCTTAATTGGTTCCCAATAAGTACGATTGTGAGAGTCTCTTTTATAATTACCAAATTCATCCTTGGCAAGCTTAATATCTCCCTTATACTGGGCTACAGGTATATATTCATCTCCTATTTTTACACCTGTTTTAATTGCTTGCTCCCGCTCACTAAATTTCTTGGGAGAATAGTAATCTCCAAAGTTATTTCTTCCAAAAGGGTCTTCTATCTGAGTTTTTGTTGAAAAACCAATAAGAGGTTTACGAGACCACTTATCTGTTGCAACATCTATATTGAAGTCAAGTTCGTAATCGGACTTTTTTGTCTGATTGTAAACTTCTTTTTGCTTAGAGTAAAAATCAATAAAAGAGTTCTTATCATTCTTAAAATGCTCCTGAACAACAGGAGTTTTCCAGTATGTATCGAGATTCTCATCAAAGTTGAAATCAGACGCCTTTACCCCAGCAGCCATCAGCTGAGATGGAGTTTTCAGTTGTCCCGAGATGGCAGATGCAATCCAGTCTGGTTTCGGAGCTTGAGGAATTTGATTTTCATCTCCCATGTTATGCTTTAATTATTTTGGTTGAGGGTTTCAAATGTTGCAAAACGCCGTTTGTTTGCTTCAATAAACTCGTTTGTACCAACTTCATCTCCGGTAGGATAGTAATTATTAGCCTTTGGCTCATATCCCGCAGGAATACCGGACAGTTTATTAAACAGTTTGGGGTCGGTATACTCACCAAAGATAGGAAATTCCCAAACATCATTATTAAATGCACTACGCCAAAAAGATTCATTTTCTCTAGAACCAGATGTTGTATGCAGTTTTAATTCATTTATTGTATTGTCATCTACCTGACTTGGAGCATATCCTATTGAGGTAAGGAAATTATATACCTGCTTATAGTCATCAGATGTTCTATCCCCTTGAAATTGACCTTTAAGTATTACTGCACTAGATACTGGATTTTTAGTATCTTCTCTTGCACCAATTACTTCCTTTAAACCTTTTCCAGAATTGCTTATAAGTGTAGAACCTAAGAAATCCGGCTTTGCAACAATTTCGCTGAAGAGCTTTTGCATAGCGGGAGGAATTGGGACTAGTTTCCCAGCATTAGGACCATCAACCGCTGGAATGTACATGTTCTGAGCTCCAATTGCCTGAGTTGCATATAAATCATTAAAGTTCCTTTTTGCAACAGGAGACTCGTCATCTCTAACTTTAACGGATGTTTTAGATTTATCTAAAATAGTAGAAGGGTCAACTCGATGATATGGAACTTCAGACTTTCTACCGCCAAATCCAAAGTCAATATATTCAGAAGGTCTTCCTAAACCTCCGGTTGCCTGCAATTCAAAATGACTTATGGGAGCCAATCCCTGTAATTCCTTGGAGGCTTGGAGACTAGTGCTTACTCCAACTCCCCTTTCTTGTACATATTGAGACTCGGCAATTTCTTTGATAAAATTCAAAAAGTATTGATTTGCCTGTTCTTCACTTGGTTTTACACCTTCATTTAACGCCTTAGTTACATAAGCACCATAAATTGTATTTTTCTCCTGAACAGAAAGTCCAATTCCGTTTAATAAAAGATTTGCCTTTTTTGCAATAGAAGCTCGATTGTCTTTTGTGGTAACATTGTAAAGATTTCCAACAGCTTCATCTTTTACATAACCTTTTGTATCTAAAAAGTTATTTACAGAATTACGAACATCTTCCATTTTAGCCATGTTCATGGCAAATGGCTCATCTTTATTAACAAAGCCTCTTACTGATGTTAAATGATTATATTGTTCAGCACCTGTTATGGGAGTATATTCATTTTCATTAAATAAGAAGGCAGATACATTTTCTACTGCTTTTGTTTTCTTATTAATTGCTTTTATACGACCTGAATCGTAATTGTAATATGGAAGATTTCCCTTTTCAGATTCCTTTTTATATTCTTCTTGAGAAAGCTTAAATGCATTTTGAGCGTAATTAAGTTTTGGATTGTTTACATAATACTGTAATCCTTTTACTTTATCTTTCCCTTCCCTGCTAAAAGCATAAAAAGGATTCTCATTATACTTATTTAAGTAATCGGTTATTTGAGACTGTATCTCAGAAGTAACAAGCGATGCACTAGCTGGGTCAAGGTCATACTTACTTACCGTATCCATCAATTTTGCATAGTCAGGGGTAAGCTGAGCAGCTTCTGCTAAAAGCTGAGACCTACCCTGACGCGCAATTGCATTTCTAATTCCTTTTCTTGATGGACCTGTAACCCTGAAGCCTTGTGCAGGAGGAATCAAAGAATCTAAATCAGCCATATTATTTCCTTAACAGATTTGCCGCTTTGAGTTTCATTCCCTTCTTGCCCTTTGTAGGTTCCTTTGTAGGTTGCGGAAGCATTGAATTAAAATATTGTTGAGCTGATTTAACATTTTCAGGACCATATCGCTCTGGATTTTTCAATACTTCCATTGCCATATCTCGCTGTGATTGTGCTTTATCAGCTGCTCCATAACGCATCCTGTCAACAAGATTTGCAAATGCAGTTTCGTAACCCTGTTGCTTATTCGCAAAATTTTGAGCACCAGTCTGCCAATCAAAATATGACTTTCTACCCGCTTGCTCAGCTGCCATTTGAGCATTAAACATATCTGCCTTGTTTTGCATTTCCATTGCTTGGGCTGCAGTTTGTCTCTTTTGCAATGCATTTTGAGTCTGCCACTGATTTTGAATCTGTTTGTTCTGAGCCTCTGCCATGTTTCCGTACATAAGCTTTTCCCTTGAATCGGCAGTCATACGGTCATAAGCAGGTTGAACATTCATTACTTGTGGCTTGGGAAGATCCGATGGTACAGGAGTCCTGAAATTGACTTTCTGAACAGGACCCATTTTGATTTTAGGCATCTTTTGAGTTGATGCTAAAAGAGGAGCTCCTACAATAAGACCAGTCTCGAGTGCATTTCCCCAATCAAATTTGTTTTGACTCTTTCCTCCGCCCATTGATTCACTCGTATACAATCCACTTCTACTAATCTGACCGGCTGTTTCTGCAAGTTGTAGTCCGAATTGTCCTTTAGGAAGAATGCCTCCAAATTTCCTCATGTGCATACCTCCTTCTTCGGCCATTCTGCGAGAAGCTTCTTCAGTCCTTTTAATATTGGCATTTATTTGAGCTTGATTTCGCCTTGCTTGTGCAGCTTTTTGTTTTACATATTTATCAGCTGCAATCTCCCTTCTAATTTCAGTTCTTGTCTTTGGAGCTTTTGTTGCATACTCACCCATAATAGGCTTTTGGGGGCGAGGCTGTGCTTTTGGCAGCCCAAGAAGTTCTTTAGAAGTTACTGGCTGAGAAGTAGGAGTTGTAATTGTCTGTCCGGATGAGGGATTATAATTAACACCTCGTTCTCTTGCCATACGGCTTATTTTTGGTTCTGGAAGTCCCAAAGGTTGTTTTGCAGCAGGAGTTACAGGAGCCGAAGGTTTTACAGGACTTGTTTTAGGAGCAGATTTAAAAAATGAGGCAGCTTTATTAAATCCTTGTTTTGCAGCTTGTTGAAAACCTTTATTTTTTATCAAATTATAGGCAGACTTTGTCAACTGAGGAAGTTGTGTAATTCCTTTTGCAATTGGTCCTGCTGTAAATGCTGTTACTGCTGCATTAACAATCTCTGCTTTTCTTTCATCTGAAAGTTCTTTAAAAGCATCGCTTACAATAATATCCCTATTTTTATAAGGATATGTTTTTTTAAGCTGAATCATTTTATCATATAGCTTTTGATTAAATTCTTTTGCAGGACTATATGATTTTTGAGTAAGAACATTTCCGTAATATCCCATGCCCTTATGGGCATTTTCTACAAATAAACTCTCTGCCGGATAGACAGCACGACTTCTAAAAAACTCATCATCTGATAGTTGTTTGCCCATGTGAGCAAAATGAGCGTCTTCCTCACCGGTAAAGTCTGATTCGGGTCTTTTTAATAAATCCGGAATCTGAACTTTTGTAGGCTTTACACTAGGTCTTTTCTTAGGTTCTGTAGGGGGAGTATTCAAATCCCCAGATTTTGGTTTATCGCCGTCTCCAGATTTTGGAGGTTCATTGTCTCCAGATTTTAGAGATTCATTGTCTCCAGATTTTGGTTTATCGCCATCTTGAGAAACAGTAGAAGTAGTAGTGGGAGCCGACTTTCCAATTAAAGTCGAAGTGAGACCAGCAAGATAGTTGACATTACGTCCAAGGCCCATCAATCTTGCAGGAGTTGTTTTATCCCGCATTCCTGTTGTGCGAGTGGAGGTAGGTTGAGGAGTTGCACCAGCATCCGTTTTGAAAATGGTATTAAACCTTTTTCCAGATTGATTGAATACAATATCCGCATTTTCATTTGTTTGAAAATGCTCAAGGCCTTTTACTGCCCTTCTGATATCCCTCTTTGAAAAACCAGCCTCTTCTCCAAGAGTTTGGATATCCTCTGCATTGACATCAGAAATATTCTTATTAAACTTCTTGCTAAGAAGTTCTGCTGCAGATATGCCTTCGGTGGCTAATCCGGTTTTTCTTGAACTACTTCCAAACTTCTTTGCCATAACTTAAATGGTTTCCATTGTATCGGGTTCCTGACCAAATTGATTAGCGGCTTCTGCAGCCCGTGCTTCCGGAGCCTCTCCTGCAGCCATTTCTTGTTCTTGTGCCGCCTGACTTTCTTCTTGGCTTGAAATCATTTCCACTACTGCAAAGCCAAGTTGCATAGCCATCTGCTGAGCGGTCTGCTCATCGCCTGATTCCATAGCCTGTGCAATCTGCATGGCAGCTTGCTCAAGCATCTGAGTATGCTCGCGTGAGAATACGCGCTCGCCACCTTCAATCTCTGCTACCGGTTCACCGGTATCCTCCTGCTGTACCTGAATACCACCTTCAGAGTGACTAGGTCCTTGTGCAAGACCACCATCCTGAAGAGGCTGCATGTAACCACCATTCTGCATATGAGCAGAAGTCATACCACGAGCAAGTTCGTACCGCATGCTTGACTCATTCGATACTTTGCCTCCATCACCGTATACCTTGCGGATGACACTTTCGTCACCAGAGATTTCGGTGGTCTTCTTAATAGTAAATTTAGGCTTTTCAGCCTTTGCTTGATTCATCATTTTTTCGAGTATTTAGTTTTGAATTTCATTCCTTTCTTTCCATAAGCCGGAGCCTGGTATTTGGGCATTTTGTTATAGCTGAGTGCCCCCTCAGTTGCGTTATTAATTGTTTGTCCTGTCAAACGTGCGGATTCATAATCCCTTTTCGCACGCCTTTCAGCTCCTTGTCCAAATGGTATAAAATTAGCAGCCATTCCTAATCCCTTTAGTCCAAGTCCAACTGCAGTACCTATACCGGGTACAAGCATTGCCAAATCTCCGGCAGCACTCAGACCGCCTGAAATCTGTTTTTTGGTAGCTTGATTCTTAGCTAAAGTCTTATTGTAATTATTTGCTGCAACGTTTGCCCAAGGATTTCCATCTTCAAAATCAATGGTGGAATTACTCCTTGCACCAAAGGCATTTCCCAAAACATCAAAGCCAGCACCAATTCCTTTCATTGATGACTGACTTAGAAAACCTCCTTTTTGATACTTAAAAGGCTTTTTAGCAAATTTTGATTTGGCTGTTTTCATGCAGTTTACGACCTCGAATATCGGAAATAAGTTAATATACTAGCAAGTTCCAAAGGCTTATTCTTGACCGAGTCAAAAGAGTAAGTCAATCGAATAATTACATGTTTATCTCTGATGCGACCTTCTATTTCCCAAGTAGTGTATGGGTCATCGTTTCCAGAATTAAATACAGACCTGACAGGCGCATGAACAACATATCTACGGTCCCTGTAAACGATGGGGGATTTCTCGAGATAACTGTTAACCTCATTCAGCACAACTCCATACTGACCATAATCTGTTGTTGCAGTATCCAGAGTAAACTCAATATCATTCTCCTGATTGTAGGTATATACCTCAATCTTATCAGGAGCAACCTCATTTGATACCAGGTTGAAGTAGTCAATTATTTTTGCAATGGTCACTCCGCGATTGACTACAACCTCAACAATGGTTTGAGTTTCCTGATTGTATAACTGATAGTTTGTAATATCAGGACTATTATGTTTGTGTGCCTGATTGCCAATAAAGCTGTAGAACTCTTTTCCTCTGCGTGCAAATAAATCAACATCATTCATTGTATAGAATGAGGTGAATTTGCCTACAATCTCGCTATAGCACAAAGTCCAATCTTGTGTCTTGAATATGACTTCATTGTTGCTAATATCATACCCGGATGCTGGCAGGCTTGCATCATGAAGATTAAGCCATGTTGATATTTGGGCCTCATCAGATATTACACGCAGACCATCTTGTACAGCCCAGATTTTCTTTTTTGCTTGGTCAATACCATATACAGCACCAGGAGTCTGAACAAGCGTCATGTTATCCTGCGCTCCAATCTCCCTTGATAGATAGGTCAGGATTGGAGGAAGTACTGTTGTAGGCTCTACAAAGATTGCGCCCGCGCCATCCTTACCAGTTTCAATACGCTGGTTGATACCTCCAATTCCTATACCATGCTGGAATACAACAAGTACATTCCCTCGATGGTTGAACATGGCTATAATAGGACCCATTGAGGTATCGTAATCCTTATAGCTGTTTTGCAAGAAAGACCTGTATCCGTTTCTAAAACTGTTCGGTATATGACGCTCGCTATGATATATGCGATTCATAAACCGTGTTTTCTCTGAAACAATAAGATCTGAAATATTAAAGAAACTCTTTAGTGTAGAAGTTACACTGTATCCTGGAGAATGAGCAATTGTTTCAGGAAGGCGTACTTTACGATAGTTTGTAACATCTCCTAAAGTCTTGTAAGGAAAGAAACTCCTCTCTTCAAGTTCAGAAGAATCGTATTGTTTTTGCTGTCGAAGGTGAAGATTATATTTTGATTCTTGCCACCAAGTAATAATTAATCCAGAATCAATATTCCATCTGTTTTTTGCTTCTCCACTTCCAGTAAGAAAATTTGATGGATTCCTTTCGGGCGTCTGAGAAAGTCTACGACTAACTTCTGATATATAAGAATCCCCGCCGTAGACCGGAATAATATTTGAGATTGCAGCTGCTTGTGACCAGCTGTAACGACGAGTTACTTGTTTATAAGTAAGATTATCAATTGAAGTATATAAATCATCAGGTGCTGCTGGATTTTGCTGAGGGTATATATTTACAAGAAACCCAGCGTTTACAGGATTTGCTCCAAACAATGAATCGTCATACGGATAATTTGCAAATCCTGAGACACAATCAACCGTTGAACCATAGGGTAGCGGAGTGAGAATATTATTGATGTTGCTCGCGCTAGGATAGTATAAATATCTTGGACCAATTGGATTGGTACTGGCACTTCCCCCATCATAGGTTAAAGTTGCCCCTGATATTTTTACACCAAAATAACTATTATACGCCTGATTTACCCAATATTCTTTATCGCCTGTATCTCCGACAAAACTTTGAGTTTTAAGAGCTACTGTTAATTTAGATACAAAATCGCTTCCTGTTGCAAGACTTTCCTCAGGGACAAACGAAAGTTTTTCTACAAGCTGAGCATTTGAAGCATAGGTTGAAAAATCAACCATCTTGTAATAGGGAGCAAATCTTCTATATGTTGCATTGCTAGATGCATCTGTAAAATATGGAAAAGAGGTGGATGCATTAATGGAACCTAACGGCTGTGCTGCAAATTGCAGTTTCATTAATTGCCGAAGACCTGCACCATCTCTTTGAAGAGATGTCACGTATTCTGGCTGATTCATTAATGCTTCTCCAGATATCAAAGCCCAATGCCTCAGAACCGGAGTTCCTCCTGATATTTCAGAACTGAATATATTTCCAATCAGACTGTGTTGAAATGGAGAATTGTACCTTAAAGATACAGGCATCAATCCAGCACTCATTTCTCCAAAAGAATCTATTGCAACACTATCCGTAAATCCATTATAGTAGTAAGCTTCTACAATAGAATCAAAATTGATAAGATGTTTAAAAACAGATAGATTATAAAGAGATGTGTCTCTGTCTTTGTAATATGGAGTAAGACTATTATTTGAATCAATTGCTTCAGTTGCAGGTGCTTTAATTGTTGGTACAAGTAATCCCTGAGTAAGCATATTTGGCCTTCTTTCTGCACGTACAAAAAAGAATCCAGCGGCTTGATTTGTTATTGTAGAACTTGATGCTAAAGAAGATACATTGACTGAAAGATATTTTGCACTCAGACTGACCATTGCTGAGTTAAATGGAGGTACAGAATTTGAATCTTCAAATGTTACAAGTCCCTTTCCATCATTTATTGCAGCAGATGTCTTATTCTTTGAGCTTATTGGAAATACAGGAGATGTACTTCCATCATTCATTATAAAGACAATTCCAAAAGCGTAGGTCTCTCCGCCCATGTACCCGAGATACTTGTAGGTATTTTCAGGGTTTGCATAGCCTTGGAGAGAACCTGTAAGTTGGAGAGTTTTGTAGGTAAGTGTAGGGGAAAGATTTCCAGCGGCACTTCTGAGAGAAGTATATGTGATTTCACGCTGTTTTACATCTCCTAAGAGATAATAACCCCCAACCTGAGTAGAAGCACTCGCCGACTGAATAGTTGCGTACTCAATATCAACTTCCGATTGTGCAACTTCAGTAACTTCCTCATATCCGGTGTGTACAAATTCCATTGCACTGCCGGTAATTTCAATAGGCTCTACAAATTCAAGGTATTGTTGCAGAAGTCCGTCCTGACCAGCTGAGTAGAGAACATATATTTTAAGATACCTGAAATTAGTATCAATATTACTCAGAGAGAGTCGTACTCTTTTATTGGTGACTTGAGTTTCATCGCCACCTTCTACATTTGTCTGACTGGTACCAAAAAATACCTGACATATCGATGATTGTTCTATAACAGAGGTTCTGTTAAAATTCTCAGTCATGTAATAAAATACATACTGGTAGTTACCGGGTTTTAACTTACCTCCGCTTTCAATTGCACCGTAATCGACAACAAGAACTTGGGATGTATAAGGAATTAAAGAAGTCTCTTTTTCAACTGTACTTGTAGTGTATGAATTTGAGGCTTCTATTGCATCCCTGTTGGCAATTATTTCAAAAGTAAATGCCTCAAACTTTGAGTTGACAATCCTTGGTTTTAAGTCTTTGATTGTAAAGCAAAGATTGACAGAGTTATCAAAGTCCTGCTGAACTTCAAGTTTTTGGATTACAGGCTTAGTGGTCGAAGTTGTTCCAAATAGATTTGTCCTGAATGGACCTAGATTGAAATTATTGAAAGGACGATATGTATTGTCAAATCCTGAACCACCATATATGGGAGACGGATAAGAACCTAGTTCAATATATCCGTTGCTCTCATTCCAAGAAATGATATACAGGACATTTGCATATTCCTGAGCCGCTATTGCCTGATATCCTGAAGTTAGCTGAAACGCCTCATCCGTACCCTGTAAATTGGTGACTACGTACGAGGACGACTGGTGGTTTACAATTCTGAGATTTTGGCCAAAACGCAGCGTGTCTGAAGGCAAGACCATGTCCGAGGGGTCAATGGCCATACCTTTTGTAAAGGTATTTGACTGTACGTCTTGGTTTACTCTCATATTTATGCAGGAAGACCAAAGACCTTGCGGTCCATACTGGTCATAATGTTGAAGAGATTATCACGTTCATTTGCAGTCAGAGATTCCATAATCATGCTCTGATTTGCCTGAGCCATGTTGCGTTCTTTCCATTGTTCAACCATTTGCATGGTTTGACCATCGGTTTGTTTCAAAAGAAACAGCGGCTGGTAATATACGTACAATGCATAGTACAGACATCCGTAGAAAGCCGGCTCTGGAACCATTGGAAACTTCTCATCATCAAGTTTGATTTCAGTTACCTCAAGGGCAACTTGAATATCTGTTTCGTTGAACTTGACACAAGGACAATCCCATACAAAATCAATAAATGGTCCTTTGAAGGCGGGGATATAATTATCCTTCAGGAGCTTGATTTCGTTGTTAGTAATATTTGACTCATCGTACTTGAAAATCAGTTGCGGGGGGTAGTAAACATCATCAGTGACGATTGTCATACCATCCCCTACAACGGGCTGGTCCAAACGAACTGCACCACGCACCTTCCACACATTACCGGGCATGTTGATACAGTAGTTTGTAACCTGAGCCTGATATACCGACCGTTGAAGTGCGATATATCCCATTTTCTTAAGCGCATCGGCGCAAGCCTGTACAAGCTCGAACATATCCATGTCGACCTTGAACTGGGACTTAAGCCTTGCCGCTACAGCACGTATTGAGAAGTATTGCATGTATTAGCACATTTTACTGAACTTGGTCTTACCACCCATACGATATTCAGGAGCAGAAGTAGATTTATTTTCTCTTTCTTCTTTAAGTCTCTTACGCGCTTGACGAACATATCTCATAGGAACTCCCATAGCAGAAGGGTGACGTCTATCTGGAGCAAAAGGAAGTATGGGATTATCAGTACCATTATCTATCCAATTATCTTGAATGGCATCTCCTCCAAGAGCTATTGGTCCCAATAGACCAAACGCGGTTGACATTCTCTCACCAACTGATTTGCTATTTCCAGGAAAATTAGGAAGTGCATTGACTAATTGAGAGGCAAACTCAAATCCAGCGTTTCCTTTTGAATTATTAACATTATAATTAATATCATTTCCTTTTAATGCAAGATTTAGTGGCAGGCCTTTCCATCCTCCAAACCATTTTAGACCTGCCTCTGCCATGTTTTCCAATCGACTATCTCCAAAATTTTTACGCCTTTCTGTTCGATTCCAATTCAAACTTTTCTCTGCAAACTTTTCTGCCTTTGCTCGTTTTTGTTCTTCGCTTAATTTTGGAGGAATAATTGGAATTAGTTTTTTTGACATAGGCATTTTTAAACCCACTTGTCCAGAAGGAACTTTAGGAAGTTCTTGAAAGTTTCCAACAGCTCCAAAAGGAATAACATCTTTAGATGTTTTTTGCTTTCCTACAAATTGTGGAATTCCTCCTTTTGATACAATATATGCTTTCATTGCATTTGTCATATCTCCAATTTGAGGATTACTTTCATAAATTCCTTTTACAGTTGATAAATCATTAGGAGTAAACTTATTTTTTGCTTTTGAAAACATAAAATTATCATAGTCTGATTTATTTGTAAACCTTGGGTCACTTGATTCGTAGTTTACAAAAAAATTTGAAGGACTTGATGAAGTTGACTCAACTGGTTCCTTTCCATAATTTGCATTTATTTGGGTTAATTCGGCAGGAGGAAAGGAGTAACCAGTACCCCTTGAAGCAATTAGATTTCTATCCTCTCCAAGAAATTTTATTCCACTTTGCCCAAGAAGAGGTTTCTTTACACCTCCTTGAAAGACGGGAGCAGTTGCTTTAGCACGGTTGCTTTCACCATACCAACTCTGCTGAGGATTTTTGTTAAGGTCCTGAACAGCATCTCCAGCCTGTACCCAATGGTCAGGACGACTCAGCATATGGCCACCCATTTTGTAGCTTTTTGCAGGGATAGTTTTATCTCCAAACGTAGAGTTAGGAAAATCGCCACCCTCAAACATACGAGCCTTAGGGCTTGAGTCTTCGGTAAAATTCATCATCCCGGCTGCAGAACTCCTGTCCGTACGGAGAGGCGTGCTGATACGAGCCTTCGGACTTCCCATTTGACCGCCAAGTGCCATTTTAAGTGTATCAATAGAACCTCCAAATTGATGCTTCCATTTAGCAGCATTACGGGCAAAGTTTGCACGCTTGACAAGCGTGGGTGAGTATTTCTCTTTGTTTGCAAGAACCTTGCTTGCAAATGCCTGTACTCCCATTCCTGCCCTGTTTGCAGAGGCAGTGAATTTGCCCCTGTTTTCAGGCTTGATGTGGATGCCACTCTTTCCATAGAGTTGACCGCCATTTTTAAATGGCAAAGCCCAAAGACCATTGCTCAGGGGTTTCTTGTGCGCATCGGCAGCATCATAGGGTACGTTTCCAAACTTTTCCATAGTTCCTCCTTCTTTGTGTTGCGGTAAAAGATATTTTGAAATTTTATAAGCGTGTGTAGTTGGCATAGGATATTCTGTTACTGATTTTGCACCCGGGAAATGGTACTCCTGTTCCGGTTGCATAATTACTTGTTGTTTTTTATCTGTCTCGGCAAATACGGGATATGGTACTCCTTTCATTGTAATATCGTTTCCGGGTATTGTTGTGACTTTACCTGGATGAGCCCATTGACCACGTGGGTCTACAATCGAGCCACCTTTTTGGTTAAACCAAAGCATGCCTCCGCGGCCAAACTTGTTTTTTTGTTCTCTATAAAACTTTACGTGAGGATTTACTTTTGATGCACTGTCATATTCTCTGTTGAATTTTGGGTCCTTTCTTAAAAGGATTTTTTCAACATACTGCCTTGGTTCAGTTGAAAAATGCTTAATCCAATCAGTATTTTTATAAATATCTATGCCTTTGCTTTTTAATTCATTTAGCTTCCTTAGAGTTGCAGTTGCACCTTGGTTGTAGGCAATTAAAGTCTTTGCCAATCTGACATTTTCTGGCTGATTCTCTACATTTATCCAAGGTCTATTATACAAACTGTTCATTATATTAGTTTGCATTCTTATTGCAATCTCTGGATTGAATAAGTCCTTTTGGCTATACTTTGTATGATATCTTTGATTATAATCTCTTCGTGCGATATCTTTGATTTGTGCCCAACCAGCAGCTTTTGAGTCTTTGTTAAAAGCATTGGGATTATATGTACTTTCTTTATAACCCTGACTTTCTAAAATTTTATAAGGAACTTTAGTAGATGGTACAGGTTTTTCTTTAGATGAAGTCTTTACTGGCTGTTTTTCATCTTCAGACTCAAATGGATTTATATAATCGATAGCCGAGCTAATTCCTTTCTTGATATAGTCAAGAATACCGCCACCAGTCTGCAAGTTTTTTATCTTACGCTCTTGCGCAAGCATTTCCTTAGTTGGCTTCTTTCCACTTCCCTTGTTGGCACGAATATTATCCCACAGACCTCTGCGAGAATATGAGCCATCCTTACGTTTGATAAGGTCACTCATGGCTAATATGATAGTTTTGACCTGACATAATTCTCGCCTGCAATTCTTTCCTCTTCCTTCTCGACAGTCTTACGCCAAAGTTACCTTTTATTCCATTAATTACAACACTGTACTTTTTGCCGTCAGAATGCCAGTTTGCATGGCGATTATTTGGCTTTGTGTCACCGGCAATCATCCATTTGTTGCCATCAAGCGTTTCAATCCTGTCCCCGTTAATGAGGCAGTCGCTGAGATGAGTTGTAAGCATTTTACAAAACTTGCCATAAACCATACCTGCCCACCGCACTCTCCGCCTTCCAGCATTATTGTAAGGATAGATTTTTTCTAACTCCTTACGATTATCATTCAACATATCAACCATTGGTTTGGTTGAAGCAATGTCCTGTGGAGTAGTTTCCTTATAGTAAACTACTCTACCACAAGGCAGAATATGTTGACGCTTTTTCATTCCGGTAACGTCATCGGCATTTTTTTATAATACCGGCGAGCATTTTTCTGCATCTTATTTTTACGAATAAGATAGTCCGCCGTAAGTACCTTTTCGCCATTGGCTAATTCGTTACAAAGTGAAACTTCGTCCAAACGATTATATATGGCTGTAATATCCCTTTGCCAAAGCATAAACCTGCCTTCACCGCTTTTGGCGGTTTTCTCAGCATGTTTGAAGAATGCTTTTGTCATGCGGTAAACCACATGACGCGGCAACTCTACCCCTTCATCCCGAAGCTTATCTCTAAGCTCTTGGGAAAATTCACTTAGTTGCAGGTCCCGCACCCGGCAAATCGGTTTGTGTGTTTGCCTGAGGGCGTACCCTGTACATGGTGCGGATGTATGATTCTGCGGTCTTGCCAATTAATGTATCAACAAGTCCTGCAGGAAAAGGATAATCACTTGTCTCAGAATCATAGTCTCCGTACAATTCAATATCTGACGGGTCTTCAAAAACAGCCGTGATTTTGATTGTTTGCGGAGATACATTTTTGAAAGTGATTTTGCCTTCGTTGTAGCAGGCAATCGGCATCTTTCCTGTAAACTGTTCATGTACGACATTTTCAATGTCACCGCCAGTTACAAAATGATAGCCCGACCTGTCATCACGACCACCTATATAAAGACAAGCAGGTTCTCCACTTAATTGGATAACCATCCTTGGAACTATAATATATGGTGAACGGTTGGCATCGCGTTCCACTTTCAAATTTGAGATTGTCTGAGTGTATCCTTGATAAGGGCGACGAAAGTTTGACCTTGCGTCAATCTCCATAATCATACGCACACGCAGGGTATCGAGTTCATCCCCAACCTGCTCGCGTGATAAAGAGGTATTGGTGACCCCCTCGGCGGAGGTCACCAATTCCATTACAGATGATATAATCTCTAACTCAGTCATTAAGCAATCAAGTCAGTATCGACAGTCGTCAGGGCAGTATCGAGAGTAAGACCACTCTTAACATACAACCTTACACCGTAAATCTGGTTATTATGAGCTTCGTTAGGAACAGGAGTATTACCGTAGCTTGCGGTAATAGAAGGACTTACAACTTCAAAGTAGTAAACATTGTAGCTGGCACCAGGAAGAGGCATCCAGTTGATGTTCTGGTCAATGTTGAAGTTTTTAGCCCAGTTCACATTCTTAACGGCATCGTAGGTACCGATAGGAAGAGCACCTACAACAAGCGTAGGAGTAGGAAGCGTATAATCTACAGAATAGAGTTGGATACGAGTTCCTACTTTTTTGGAGGTAATAACCAACGTATCAGTTGCTGCAGTATACGTTACAGTAGCCCAAGCATTGGGGTCTGCATTGATGGCAGCGGCAATTGCATTACCTACACCATCAACAGTAGTCTGAGCTGCAGAAACCTGATAACGCTTTTCGATAGGACGGTTTTGGTACTGAACGGGAGTCAGGTCAAGGGTATCCTCAACAAGACGAAATACAGTTCCAGCTGCACAAGTGGTGCCAGTCAGAACGTAGGTTGCACTGCCCTGAGTACCGGCAGACGCAGCTGTACGAATCATCTTAGCAGCACCGGTAGCACCATTGAAGTAAGAACCTTTTCCACCACGTGCAGTTGCAGCAGCAGCGGCAGTAGAATTAACCCAGATAACTTCGTTAAGGAAACCATCAAGGATAAGACCGCCTGTACCAGCAGTTGCATCAATATCGTTGGAAGCATATGCGGTGCCGTCATCTTCGAGAGCGACAACCTGAGAGTCAGCATTTACGATGATCTCTTTTACGGGAATTTGAAACATGTTACTTGAAATTTAAAAGTTAAAACTTGGTTATTGTTGCGCAGCACTTTCTTGCATGGCTATCGGAGTCCTTGCGGATTCGATATTTTCTAAGAAGAGAGACCTGCACACATTGGCGATTTGATAGTATATATTATTACGAGTTGTTCCGGTGTTGAATTCCAAGTAACTCGGTGTAAACACTGAGGGAGATGTCAATGCAACCGATACAGGCTGCTTGACATAATCCACAAAAGCATTTGCCGTTGAACCCAGAGACACAACATCTACAACTGAAGAATCAAACAAGATTTTAATCTTGATGTTCTGAGATGCGCCTGACGGCTCGGAGTAAATCTCATAATAAAACCTACGGAAGTTCGGTTTACCGTATGCGCTTCTGTTACGAAATCCTTTTTGACCAGATTTCATCCTTTCGGGCCAGAATTCATAGATAGTCGAACTATCAGAGGCACTATACTTTTTATACCTACCAATGTTTTGCTTGAACCTAACCTTGATTTTGAGGCTTAAGAGATGCCGGAAATCTCCCGGCATCTCTATCACCCCATTTGAATCAATCGTAAGACCGGTATTGGGTACAATGAATGACGCGAGGTCTTCACTGTCTTTTACAATAAGGTCAATACGCAGGTAGTTACTGTCAATATACTGGGATATCGCTTTATTATAAAAGTAGTTGAAGTCAGTGGGAGTAAAAGTCGGAGACTCGTACTTGTCCAGTTCCCTCAAAATATCACGATATGCGTCCAGTGGTGTCATCAGTCAACCTTGGTTTTGGTTTTCTCAGCCAGCATTGCCTTCATAGCCCGTACGCGCTCGGCGTTTTCCGGGTTAATCAGGTAATTAACAACCATTTCTTCGTTGTGACCAAGGGTCACGCCGTCCTTACCTCCAAAATAGAACACCCCGTCACGTTCCCGTTCAATTACTTTCCATTTGACGATATCTTTTACAAAGACTGAAGCATTGACTTTTGCTTTATTGGCAGGGTCAATCACTGCAAGAACCGCTTCAGGATTGGTATTTGATTTACTCAACAACCAATCAAGAATCTGTTCAGGTGAGAAACTAGCAGCACCTTCCAGTCCCAACGCTTTTGCTATGCGCACTTGGTCTTGCTGAGAAAGCTTCCGCACAGCAGGCCGTGCTTCATCAATCTTTGCTGATTTATCAATGCGCTCTTTTGCTTCTTTACGTTCATTGGCAACATAGAAGACCTTATCCCTGTTTCCGGCACCAAGCGATTTGTCAAGTGCAATGTAGGGATGGTTTTTAAGCCACTTCCAAATTGCAGCATCGTAAGGGTCAGACAGGTTAAGGGTTTTTCCTTCTTCAATAACCACTTTGGTTTCATGGTCAAAGATGAAAGGAAGCTTCCGTTTATCTTCTTCAGTCAAAAGTTCATAATATCCAAACGGGCCTTGTCCAGTCCACAGCTTTCCAGACTTGTCCTGTAGAGGGCGGCAAGTCACAGCCTGCTGGGTACGGGGACGAAAGGCACAAAAAGTAATTACACCGGTATCTTCTGTCGTTGACAGGGTTTTTTGGAGTTCGGTTTCCATGGTTGTTATGCTTTGCATAGGTTAGTTAAAAATTAATACACTTTCTTCTCGAGCATCATCGAAGAGTACGGGTTGTGGAGAACCACGCCCATGCTTCCGATAATGGTCTTTGAAGAACCATCCAGCGTAGAGCTTGCCATGCCGGAAGTCTTTCCGTCTTCGCCACCGATACCCGCTACGAGTCCAGTGATGAAGGAACGACCGTCTTTAGCAATCAATTGGATGTTCTTTACACCATCATAGGTAGACATGTCGATGAACAGGAACTTGCTGGACTCAAGCGGCTTACCGTTGCTGTCCTTAACGGACGGGTTAGCCGGGTGGTCAAACACACCGTTTACGTTCACAACAATGGTGTTACCCTGGAAGGTGTAAGCATTGTACTCAGCACCCAGTTGCAGTTTGCCATTCTTGGTCTGCACGTAGGTGTTGGGCTGCAGCTGCCAGCCTGCCTTATGCTCAGCGCGCATGATGCGACCGAATTCCTTGTAGCCTTCACGACCAGTGGTCATGAGCCAAGTGTTTCCGGTAGGCTTCGGAGCACGGAGAGAGAGGTCAGACATTGCATCCTCGAGCAGGCCGATGGTCAGCGTGCTGTAGGTTTGCTTTTGGCTGTCTGCAATCTGAGCAATAAGACCGTCACCCTTAACAATGTCTTGGCCAGTCTTAGGGTCTTGCAGGAAGCAACGACCATTAGCATCCATCGTGGTACGACCATAGATGAGTTCCATTTCCTTGTTCAGGTGGAACTGCTCCATAGCAGCACGGAAGAGTTCATCGGTCACATAGTTCAGCTTAACAGCCTTACCGTTGTGAGCAACAACGTCTTCGATGAGATACTTGGTGGCAGCAGCATCGGCAGACCAAGTCCAGTCGTAACGGACTTTGGTCAGATAGTTGACATGCTCCTCGTATGCCTGAGTGGTAGCCAGATAGCCACGGTCAGACATTTCAGGGAATGCTTTACCGGCAGGGCCAGAATCACGGCCGGCAAACATCAGTTCATTGTTTACAGATTCACTGATGTTATTGGTGTTCAAACGAACAGTGTATTCCCACTTACCTTCACCAATAAATACAGGACCAGCTGTTACAAAGAGAAGGCTGTTGTCCTCAAGTTTGATGATGTCATAAGGGTTGTAATAAGCACTGTTGAAAGCAACAATAAACTCAGCTCCGTTTACACCACTGGTTCCTGAGCCAAGAACACCGCCGGTATTGCGGTCTGCAAACTTAACGCGAGGGACCTGATGACCACGGATCCTCCACTTGTACTGCTTTTCATTGATACCTACAAAGCTGTCAGACTGAGCCTTGATGTCATAGATTTCCCCGAGACCTTCGGTGAGGAAGGAAATGGAGTGCTGAGGGAAAAGACGGATGGTCTTTGCCGCCAGGTTAGGAGCAACCGCGAACAGCTTCTCGAGCTCACGCATGGTGGCCGTGTTGCGAGTGTTCAGCAGGTTATTGGAAATTCTCGATACGATTCTCATTTTTTTTGTTTGTTAAAAATTAAAAAAATCAGAACCTGTTCAATACAGTCGGGTCAAACGGGTCGATATCAACACCACGTCCACTGCTCGATTGCAACTTCTCTGGAGTGTCAAATATCTTATCCATTACCCGACTTCTTGCACGGTTCTTTTGGATAGAAGCACTGTTTTGAATCATGTCCTTCATAAAGGCAACTCCGAGTGCTGCGAGTACGACCCCTTCGTCACTTTGCAACGCGTGGTCAAGCGCAGTAAACCCTTCATTGTCTCTAACAGTAGTGATTTGAAAGATGGCTTCCTTCATCTTATCATTTAGCGGTACACCATACACTTGGTTGATATTGCCTAGATATTGGCCGTATCTCTGCAACTCTTCCTGCTCACGCACAGCCCTTTCTTCCTGTTCTCTCTTCGCCATCTCTGCTTTCTGTTGCTCTTGGATACCTTGCTCCTCTTGCAACTGCTCGCGTAGCGATTTGATAAAAGGTTCGAACTGTCCGTTCTGCTTAAGCGAATCCACCATCGACTGAATTGCCGTTTCAGACGATTTTGGAAATCGCTTCTTAAAGTCTGATACAGCAAGGTCATTATCATCCATCCCTTCGGGGGATGATGCAAACCCGTTGTACAGGTCTTTAAGGGATTTACCCTCCTGTTTGGCTCGCAGGACTTCCTGTATTTCAGGGTCCTGTAACATCGCTTCAATTTCCTGATACTCGGAAAGTTTTGCATTCACACCTTCGGTCATCCTTTGGATGATTCCTTCAAGGGCTTCAGCCTCCTGTTCCTTTGTCAGTTCATTGATTCCCTCAAGATTCAGACCAAACTCAAACTTCTCATCCAAGTAGTGAAGTACACTTGGATATTCAGTCTGCTTTTCTTCAGTCTGTTCTTCCTGTTGCTCATCGGTATCCATATTTGCAGGCTCACCGATTGCATTGGGATTCTGTTTTTTAGGAACCTCTTGTTGAGATTCCTGCTTCTTCTCTTCTGCCGGTTGATTTCCCAGCAACTCATTCAACTGCTCTTCCGAATCAATCGTCGGAATCGATGACAAGATGTCCGCTCCTTGAGCCAATCCGTCTTCCTGTACTAATTCCATGTCTTTGACATTTTATTTATTCTTGATTTCTGCAGACTTGACGGCATTTTGCCTTGCATATACCTCAAGCTGCTTTGCTTCCAGTTCAACTCTCTTTTTCTCCAAATCAAGTTTGGATACATCAACTTCCTTCTTTTGCGCCAGTGCCTGCTGCTCAATCTCCAGTTCGCGCTGGTTCTTGGCAATGTTTGCCTGAATCTCAGCAGACTGTGCTTTAAGCTTCTGTATTTCAGCTTCGCCCTTGGCCTGTGCCAGCTGAGCCTGAAGCTGTTGCATCTGCTCCTGCTGTTCCTGCATCTGTGCGCGCCGATTGACAACTGACACTTCAATGTCACGGATGATTTCAGCAAGACCTGTTTTCTTGAACAACGGCAGCGCATCTTCAATCTGAAGCATGCCCTGCTTGATAAGTTCTGCAGACATTGCCTTCAGTTCTGCAACAGAACGACGGTCAGAAGACTTATTGGTGATATGAATTCCCCAATCGGCAAAGGGGAAGTTCCCTTCGTCCAGTTTAAAAATCTGTTGCTGACGTTTTGCATCAGTATAATGTCCAACCAGCCCATTCTTGTAAGCAACGCGGGCAGCATTTGCAAGATCTGTCAGCGCACGCTCAACAAACTCATCATGTTCATTGAACAGATACTCAGTAACCATTGAAGAATTCTGAATAGCCTGCTGCATTGTCGCTTTTCCATCAAAGTACTGGGTGGCCCCAAGCTGTTGACGATTGACACCCACAATTCGACCGGCAACGTCTTCAATGTGCTGAATCATTGAAAGAATTGCTTGGAGCCCCGCACCCAGTGTTTCATCATAGGACGGAAACTGGTTGAATGTACGGTCAGCCCCTTCTTTTGCACGGTCAATAAAGGCAGTACCCAGCTTCTTGTAGTACATGAACATCTTAATATTGTCAGCAGGGTTGCCAGTCTTAAAGTCAGGCAGCTGTGACAGGTCCATATAAGAACCCCTAACGCCCGATAGGGCAATCAGGTTCTCTTTATGGAAGTGCAGGACGTCGTACAGGTCCTGGAGGTCTTTGGTTTCACCAATAAGTGAATAGGGCTTTACTTTCCCATTGAAAGTCAGGCCGTTAAAGGACAGATATACCTTGCTAGGCTCAGACATTGACCGTACGGGATGCTGAACCTTGCCAAGGTCAATATAAATATCATCGGCTACCCGGACGCCGGACCACAAATCCTGTATATAGCCCGTTTGAACGAACTTTTTTCGGCTACTGGGGAGCTGCTTAAGAACCTCGTTACTCAAAATCTTGATAAACGGGGCGTCTTCAGCGTGCTTATTCTCGTTTTTCAGGTAGTGGATTTTGCGAATTGACTTCCATTCCACATAATAAACCGCCAATTTGTGGTTTACTGCGGCATTTACAAAAGCCTTTGACTGGTCATTCAGCAGGTTATCCGCCTCAGAGGGGTTGTTCAGACGATAGAAGGCGTTTTTGTGATACATGTTCAACCATGTCTCAATCTTCTTGACGTCATCCTCCTTCATCCGCTCACCAAAGGTGTCGATGATTTCGGTAGGGGTCATCAGGCGTACGCGCACGCACCAGTCGCACTCGTTCACCCACTTGACCTGATTGTCTGCATAGAACAGCTCATCCCCCTTCACCACCTCATACCGGGGGTCCTCACCAATACGATTGACATGGACCCTGTAATACTCGCGGCCAACAATCATCTTGTCCAGAAAGTTCTCAGAAAACTTACGGTCAAGACGATGCTTGAGCATATACTGATGCAGGAAGTGCTGCACTCCAATTTCAGACTCGCTCTTGTACTCCTGACGATAGTAACGCTCAAGACGCTCCATCGCCTTATCCACATCCTCACCTGACTTAATCACTTCCGTGATTTCACTCAACAATTGAGAAGATACATTGCGGATCTTCTCTTCAGTTGATTCGTTATCTTCAGAATGTGCAGAGAATTCAAACTGACGCTCTTCAGCTTCAGACAGAATACGGTTAATAAGCGGACGTGTGAGCGGAATGTGCTTTATCTTTCCCGCAGGGAATTCAATTCCATACGTGCGGGTCAAATGTTCAAATTGTTCTTCTGAACGAACTCCATTATAAAGATTATAGAATTCGTCAGACTTCGTACGCCACCACATTGGTGACATTGAAATACACCAGTCTACGTTTTCAGAAGCCCACTCCTCATTTTTCTGCGACTCTGGTACATTCTGCTTGGGTTTGAACCCGTATGAGAATGACCGAGGTGAAGAAACCGGTTGGGTAAATTGACCATTCATATCTCGAAGTTAGGCAAATGTAAACATTTTTAATTAAATACAAGATTTCCTTTGGAATCTCGAATAAATTTCGGAAAGTGAACTGAGCTTGATTCTGCCGCTTTTGCAGCAATTTTAAACATATCATCATCTGCAACAATTGTTATTGCAGCAGCCATTGTCTCGTCATATTGATTCTTATCTCTTCCTTCAAATGTAAATCCAAGCATGTCCCTGATAAGGGAGGTGAAGAATATCTGGTCTGCATCCGTGCGCACGTATGAAACCAATCGCGATATCACGTGTCTTTTTACCTCGGACGGCATTGAAATTCCATATCTGTTAGTAGTAAGACTTTCCTTCACCACTGTTGAATCCAATCTTGGACGACGATGAAGCATGTACTCAAACCCGTTTGTGATATAATGTTGAAGGATACCTGTCTTGGTATACTCAACCAGTATCTTCGAGTTATAGTACATGTTGAGTTTAATCGTGTTCCAATAGAAATCAGTTGCGTCATCAGTACGCTCAACAAGCTTTGCAACAAATACCCTTGAGGTCTCGCTTGCATTGAAGAATCGCTTGTATACAATATTAGCCCCGCGCGATTTGCGATTCTTCCTTTCTGACTCACTCATCTTACGGTCATCCTCTGCAACAGCATCAAAGGAGTCACATCCTGAAACATACAGATGATTCACCCTGCCGTGTTTCCAGTCTTTGCGTGACCATGCCGGATGCTCCAATATTTCAAACACTCCTTCCGGGTCCTGCTCCCAGCGTACACCTGTTATCTTACTTCCATCACGTTCCCATTCAAGATTCCCACGCTGCACCATGTTCTTGATTGCAGGGTTCCTCTCTATCTCGGAATATCTGCGTTCCAATATATCAACCGGAAACACACCATGACCTGATACCTGAAATGCCTCATCCGGGTCATACGGAAACTCTGAAGACAATTGCCTGTATAGTTCGGCATTTGCCTTTACACGTTCACGCTGACGGTCAAGGTCAGCCTTTGCACCTTCCACATCAGACACTCCGGACTTCTCATAGAACCCAGTGTACTTTGCATACGAAGGAATGAACTTACCTATCTTCCGCTCCTTATACTCATAAGCACGCAAGCCATACTCCTCAGGATTGTTGAACATCACCTTTGCATCGGTTGATCCTCCCGAATCCATTTCACCACCCGTTCCGATAAACATGGCAAATGTCATCTTGATTGAACCCCGTCTCCAGGAAGGCTGTGTCTTTTTAAAGCATTCAATCAATGAAGCCGCACCTGTCCATGAACCCACCTCTTCAAATATATGTATGTTCGGACGTGTACCCCGTGTCTTACCTGCATCAGAATCGTATACCACTTTGCGTATCATTGATGCAGAGTCCATATTCACAAAGCGATTGGTCTCTTCATCACGCATACTGTATCCTGACTGCTTCAGCACACTGGTATCCTTGAGCAGTGACCGGCGTATCTCTGCCGGCTGGGAGTTCAATCCCATCTCTATCTTTTCCCAAAGCAATGCAGCAAACCTTTCTGTTGATGCACTGATGATTGATTCACTCACATCCTTGAATGTGAATTCATGCTCCACTATTGTAGAGACACTGAAAGACTTTCCAAATCCCCGACCGGTTATCAGCATGATGCCCTCGTTTCCATTGGTGCGACACCAGTGAATATCTTCAAACAGCTGCTGGTCTTCGTAAGAATAATACGGATGCTCGACCACAACATTGTTTGTCTTGATGTCAAGCATGTTTATCTTCTTAAAATTAAGATGATAATAATACGCGGGCGTCACGGAATATCCGCCGTCCGACCATCCTTCCAGACATCTGCGCGTCTGCTCTTCCCACCACTGAATATAATCCAGTGAATCAGGATGCAGGTTCGGCATGAACCTTCCTTCAAAAAAGGATTTTGGCAGAATACAATCAGGTTGATTGTATATTGTTATTTCAGATGATTTAGAAGTTTTCCTCATCATCAATTATTTCGCGTCGCCCCGCCTCTTCCTTTGCCCTTGACGCTTTGCCCATCTCAGCTCTGCGCTTCTCCAAGAACGAAACCTGACGCTGACCTCTTACGGCTCCCGTTGAGTTCTGTTTCATGATGGAATTCTTCAGAGCCTCGCGTGCAGCATTTATCTTGGTCATGTCCTGCATCATCTTATTAAGAATCGGAAAGTTGGACACATAATCCACTCCTCCCCGAACGGCCACCTTCTCAATCTCAATCTTGGTGTTATCAATCAGCCGGTTTATCTCATATATCTTCTTATCAAACGCCCGGACACTGGCTTGCTCGGGGGTGTCATAAGCCAACTGATACCGCACAATTGCATCTTCCAAGTACTTATCATCAAACTTACCCTTGAACTTGTGAGTATAATCTCCATACAGTTCCCGTTTGGCCAATGCCATTACCTCAGTAGGGTCGGACTTTGCAAAAGGTGCGTTTTCATCCATCTGCGCGCAGATATGGATATAAGTCAGCATCTTGATAGCCTCCACCTTATTCTTGGATTTGTCCTTCTCCCATATCTCACGCAGGGGCTCCAGCGTTATAGAAAGCGGGTCGACAATTACGCTGTGTTTTTCAAGATTGAATTTAAGCATTGCGCTGTTTGATATGATGTTTCACCAGTTTCACCGCTTCCTTGCGCATATACTCCACGGGATACATGGCAATTGTGTCAAACGTCTCCTTATTCACATGCTCAATTGCCAAATTACCAATATTGTATCCTGTCTGCTCCAGCATCAAAGCATACAGGGATATCTGCAGACTGTATACGTAAAAATTCGCATTGGGCACAGAAGAAAGCGGTGCCAGCAAAGTCTGTGACTGAAAAGCAGTCTTACTTATTTCCTTTGAAGTCTTGTAATCCTTGATATGAACGGTCTTGCCAACCTTCATTACCCAATCAACCTGACCGGCAATCTTCCACTCATCATTATAAATCATCAACTCCGGATACAATCCATTGTTTGAGAAATCCTGTGCAGCAAGCAGGTCTATCCCGGACAAAACCTTCAACTCGGTCATGTCCGGGCTATAGACTATCTTCTCCTTGACGTGCTGCTCCTTCATCTTATGATACTCCGTACCCTTGGAAAGGGCCAGCTCTTTGCTGGATTCCCATTCGGCCAGTATCTCCCGCTTCTTCTCAATCACCTGACGGCGATAGGGGAAGTCCTTATCAATAGAGCGGGCAAAGACAACAACATTCTCCCATCCGCCAGCCTTCTTCTTATACGAATCCCACTCTCCCGTATCAGAGAGAACAGCCTTCAATGCCTTATACGCAGACCAGTAGTCCGCATCAAACGGCGGCGTGTACTTCTTAATGAGGGTGGTCACCGATGTGTACACCTCTCCCGAAGTTGAGGTGTACCTGTGGGCTTCTTCATTAAACGTAACGGGCATGAATCAGGATAAGGTGAGCAAATAGCGGGTCTTGTTGACAGACGCACGCAGATCATCCAGCATATTCACCAGATCCGTGCGACCCTCAAGCTCCTTGCGCAGCTGTGAAATATAAGAATCAACGCCATCCAAATACTTAAATACCTGATTGACATCCTTATAATCCTCATACTTACCATCCACCTTGGGAGCTGCAACCCTTGGACCATTCATCATGTGCTTTTCCAGAAAGTCATCAGTGAAATCAGTGACCGTATCATAAAACGAACCCAGTGCCAAGTGCATGGCGTAACCCTTGGTCTGGAGATGCCATACTTTAATCTGGTTGGCACAGAAGAACATCTTTGACAAAAACTCTTTCATCTTACTTGTTATTTAAGTTTACTTCAAAACTACATTATCAGGAACAATATTTCCTAAACCTGTCTGATAGCAGGCCTTAATCGTAATTTCCGGGAAATCGATAAACCCACCCACTATATTTATCTGCCGCTCGCGAGTCAGTTGAAGATACTCTTGGGTGGAGACCGTCCACTTTTTTATCCCGGTTGCTTTCGACCTTTTCCTTATTTTCATCTTCAGTATTTCCGTGCTCATTTTCAATTTGGATTAACAGTTCAACATATTCCTTCATCCTTCTAAGGAAGGCCAATCGTCTTGCATCATAACTCATTGTCAGAAAATTTAGATTTAAAAATCTCTTCAATGGCCCTGTCCACGGACAGGTTCATACCATTCTTATACATATCCAGTTCAGTCAAACAGGCCATGCCAAACTCCAGCATCTGACGACGCTCCTTCTCCAGCCATTCCTTTGACTCCCGGTCAAATCTTTCATTGCGACCGGACTTGGCCACTTCATCAACTATTTCCTTGAGGACTGTTTTCATCTATCATTTGTGGGTTTATTCCTAAATCCAATTCAGCATACTTCTTAAACTTCGGGGCATCAGCCTCCCGGGTCTCAGCCTCAATCTCCTTGACTGACCTCACCCGGTCAGCCACATCAGACGACCAAAACAACTTAGGGTTGACCCTGTAAACGCCGCGGGAAATGCGGATAATAATCCCGACATCCGTCAGCTCCCTTATCGCAGCCTTCAGGGTACTCTCACTATAAGACTTTGGCCGGGCTATAGAACCCAATGCCTTATTAAACTCCGCATACATCCGGTTGGAATACGCAAACCCATTATCCTCACTTACCCGACCCATGACCCACAATATAAAATCCTTGGAACACGATGAAGAAAGAGAAGCCACCTGATTAAATGCAGCATTATAAAACTGAAAATAATCCATGTCCAAATCCACATACCCTTGCTTGGTCTTTTGGACAACCTCCTGCGTTTCGAAGAATACCCTGCGCCGTTTCATAGTACAATATTATATACTTTCTTGAGATAGTACATTATACTATACGATATTAATAATTTTTAAGAAAGTTCTTGCAAATACAACTTTTAAATACCATAGGTTTTTAGGGGGTCCAACGGAGATAGTATACTGGGGATATACTTGAAGTATACCGGGGATATACTCTGAGTATACTGGGGATATACTATCTAAAAGCTCTTGTCCCTGATAACCAAGCAGTTAACTGTTTTTCCCTCTCTCTATATGTCCAGCATACTTGCACAGCAAGTATTTCAGGCTGCTGGACCGGCGAAGCCGCCCCCAAGATTGGGGGTAGGGGGCTGATAGTGTACCACTTACATCCATAATCGGCATTATACTACCCATCACTCCACCTCATTGTACACTATAAGGTACATTATCTTGTACACCCAGTTTAACATATCCTCCATCAATCAACTATCAGTTCACTGTAAAAAATAAATTTTTCTGTGCGGTGAAAAATAAAATTTTTATGTGGTGGATGCGGGGAGGGTACACCCCCAGACCCGCCCTAGCCATGCCCGGTTTAAACAAACATCAACATGGCACACAACATGTCTGGCGGCGAGTTCAAGGAACTTGCTACCAAAATCTCTGCTAGTAAAGCATCTGTACTTCCTCCGTTGTACAAGCCCGTCAAGGTCACTGAGACTGACGTTGAACTGGCTTCACTTCCTGAGGACCAGTACAAACGCCGCGTATACACATTCGACGGTGTGACCGTCCGTTGCGCTATCGACACCTCTGTACCATCTGATGCTAATCGCATCACCGTGGTATACTGTGAGTCTGTCGAAGACCTCGAGGTCACCGTGCGTGGCAAGAAAGTCGTCTATCCCAAAGGCATGGGTGCATTCCGCATCTATCCTGCTGGGATAACAATCTAATCTGGTATGGGTGCCGACTACGGTCGGTACCCAACCTTTTTTGCTTGCTTGTCAATCACCAACCAACCTCATTTAAACCAACTGAAACTCACATCTTTTTTATATATATTCTTAACTGCAAACTAAACCCAAATCCATGATTACTGTAATTGCACGAAGCACAAAGTTTTTGTACATAAACAAAAACAATAGACTTATTTCTGTAATGCTTAACCATTCAAAAGAAGAAATTAATAATGAGTTTTTCTCTCTACCTTTCTTCAGTAATGAAGATGAAGTAAGAAAGGCTTTTCCTGAGCTTATGTAAGAACTAAAGGGGTGAAATTCCCCTTTTTAGTAATGCACCATAACTCACGTGGATATAAAGACTTCTTAGTAAAGGCTCATAGTTAACTATGTACTATTGGCGGGACTAAGATGTGAAACCACACTGATAATCAATTAGGAGATGAAAACGTCCACCTACATTATCAGTCTCCCAAGGGTGAGCAGTTGTAATAATAGAATCAGAACCGGGAATAAGTCATGTTTTGAACTCCCCTGAGATTATTACAACTGAGTGCAGAGGGAAGCAAAAATCCTAACCTCAATGAGCACAAGGTCAGGTCTGGAGTTAACCAGTTAAAGTCTCCCGCAAGAGAAGTCTCAGTCAGGCACTTGACAATAAAATAAAAAGGTGAAAACGACCTTTTTGCGTAAGGTTAACCAGTGTAGTGTCACACTGCTTACGATTTCCCTTATTATACTTTCCACCGTTATTCTTTAATAACGCAAACCATATTATACTTTCCTTTAATAACAACTAACCCAAATCCATGAAAACGTTCAATTACATCATCGCAAACCTCCTGATGCTTGGTTGCATTTGGAGTCTGTTCACAAGTAATGATTCAGTATCGCTGAATCCAGGCTTTATCCTGCTGCTTGTTGCTATCATCTTTTTCCTGTTTGCCCTTATCGAAGAAGAAAAAGAAAAAAGGAGATGAGCACAGACCAACCTGACCTGTTCAATCTGGTAGAGTACCAGCGCAGAAATGGCTTTTGGACTCCGTTCAAAACCCATATTGTCAACCGTCCATACGGTATCTGCAAAGCCCGTAAAAACGAGCTTGAATCAGATACTAGCCAAGTAAGTGTCAAATTCTTCAAAATCGAGAAACCAAAACGATAACCATGAAACTCTCAATTGCATCCCTTACACAGCGACTGACTTACATTAAGACCCAGTCGATTCAACGCCAGCAAGCACTCATGCTCAGGATTACTGACCGTGGATTTTGGCGTTTTGCAGCACAATCATGAGCTGTCATCCCCGCTGCCAAAGATGGGGTATGACAACATGCAAATGCTTTAGAAGTACCCCAAGGGGTCAGGAAATGTATAATCAGGACCGAATGGAATTCCTGATTATGTGGTTCTTGGCTCCTTTGGGGGTTTCTTTAGCCATCATTGCCGTCTTCTTTACCATATTATCCTATTACTAGGACAATACAACCCCATGACCTCACAATCTCACAACCCCACAATCATGATTGTATTCCGTACACGTTCCATTAAACTAGAGTTCATTCCCACGCTTTTGATGGTTGGATTCGTCATTGAAAGGGACTTTCGCTATACCAACATTGCATTTGCGATACCTTTCTTTATCTTTATCATCGAAATCAAGCGGGATTGGCGAGCCAAGCTGTTCTGATTTTATCATTTGAAGTTGATGCGGCTGCCTTTAATGGCAAGATGTTATTTAATGGGTTTAGGAGCATCGCCGCATCTATTTTTACAATACCATGCAAAAAGACATAACACTCATCATCACCAATCCGCGTAACAGCGAAGAGTCAATTGAAATCGAGGTAACCTACAACACATCATCCAATACCGTTGAGTATTGGTCAAGTGAAGAAAGCGTTGAAGATATTCCCTATTGGCTAGACTACGATATCATTCAGGACACACTGAGTGAGCATCTCAAATCAAAATCATAAACCAATGGCAAAGAAAAAGAAGACTCACATAACTGACCGGGATTTAATCAATCTTGGTTTTGTGAAAGTCAAGTTTGAACACGAGCGTGATGAATACTATTACGAATACGAGTTCAAGAACGTCCAGATTGTCCTTCTCAGTGATTTTCATAAAAAAGGCAAATGGAAAGTCAATATTTACGAAGGAGGTCTCAAATACTTCTCATCTCTTGAAGACTTGACAGCATTTATGGAAATCATTAAAAGAATGAAATGACCATGAAAGGTAAAATAGTAAAGATTGAAGACAATCAATACTGGGTTGAAATACCCGGTCATGCTCCTTTTCAGCTTGAGCCAAGCGATGTTCCATTAGTTGATGCAGTGCTTGGCGAGTCTGAGTTTGAGATTGTTGAGCATGATAAAATCAGCGGCGTTGTCAAATACGCCAAACTTAAAACCAATAACATTACCCGTCTTGAGGTAGTCAACCATGCCAAAAACACAATGAAGATTGGCAGGGTGATGACCCTTTATAAAGAGATGGGGGATTTCTCTCAGATTGAGCTGTCCTATCAGGACAATGGTCGAACCTTGAAGATATTCTTGGATTAACCATTGCCTCCTTAGCTCAGCTGGTAGAGCAACTGACTTGTAATCAGTAGGTCGTTGGTTCGATTCCGACAGGGGGCTCTTAAAACAACAATATGTCAAAAACACAAAGAATGAAGGATTTTGTGATTGACTTGGCAAATCTCAACAGGGAACTTCACTATCATTTGAATCAAAAACATCCCAATTGGATTACAGTACACAAAATCAAGCGTAAAATTGCTAAAATTGAGAATTACATCATTAAACCAACAAAAACCATGAAAGACGAACCTTTTTTCGATGTAGAATTGGTATTTAAGATTGCACTTGTTGCTACAGTTTTTACACTGCTTTTTCTTATAGCCTCGTTGTGATGATATTCTTTGTATTGTTTTTTATTGCTATTATTGTCTCAATTTCCGTACTCTGGGGAACAGGAATAGCCGAAATGGCCGAGAAACACCCGGATTATGAGGGAGATGATTTTTTAGAATAAACAATATGAAAGACTTCATCAAACAGTTGTTCAGCGATGACAACAAAATCAACGAAAAATCAGTCGTTGGATTCCTTGCCTTTTCAATGATGGTTATTACCCTACTTGCTGATATCGTTACGGGATTGTATAGCAGGGAAATGCCAATTCATGAATTTGTATTTGATGGATTTCTCATCACCTGTTTGGGTGCGTTGGGAATTGCATCTGTTGACAAATGGATAAATAACAAAGGCGGAGGCACAGCTGTATGATGGATACCTCAAAACTCAAGGGACATGTTCCGGATGGATTGCTCCTGCTCTTGCCGGATGTAATCAATAAGTTTGAAATCAATAATCCCTTGCGTCTTGCACATTTTTTGGCCCAATGCGGCCATGAATCAGGCAATTTTAAAGTTACCCGTGAAAACCTTAACTACTCTGCAGAGGGGCTGGTGAAAATATTCCCGAAATATTTTCCCACCCTTCCTGCAGCGGTTCCGTTTGCCAAGCAAGCTGAAAAGATTGCCAATAAAGTCTATGCTAATCGCATGGGCAATGGTGATGAAGCATCAGGAGATGGCTTTAAGTTCCGTGGTCGCGGATACATACAGCTGACTGGTAAACAGAACTATACACTCTTTGGCCAGGCAATAAATGAGAATTTGGTTGCCAATCCTGATAAGGTGGCTGTTGACTATCCGCTTCTTTCTGCAGCATGGTTCTTTCACAAGAACGGACTGCATAAAATAGCCGATGAAAGCGCAACCGACATTACCGTAACCAAGATTACGAAACGTGTGAATGGAGGCACAATAGGCCTTCAGGATAGAATAAAGCACTTCAAAGAGTATTATTCCTTACTTAACCCTGTTAATCCTGCACTGGTATGAATTCAAAGCTTTTCAGTTTCTTTGGTTCCTTGCTAGTATTAGCCATTGCCATATCCATATTCTTCATGCTGATGACAAAGGAAATGCCCGCGTCAAACAGGGAGCTGTTGATATCCTTTGTATCAGTGCTTTTTGGAGCAATGGCAGGATCTATTAAAAAGGTGACAGGTGATGAAAATGAAAGCGATACTGTAAAAGAACTGAAGACCAAAATAAAGGAACTTCAGGCAAAATTGAAGGAAAAATGAGAGACGTGACGCTTATTCTTTTTGGCATATTGATAGTTTTGGTCTTTGTCGTCTTCCAGTTTGATTATTTCCTCAAATCGGAAGAGATAAAGACAATCCAAAAGAATATTTATTATGACTCGATACTCCTTGAAGAGCAGAAAGAGCTTAAGAAAAAAGACAGTATCATCTTCAATGAAGAGAAGTCAATCAAGCAAAAGCTCAACAATCATGAGCAAAGACTTCATCGTATTGAAAAAAATGACCTATAAAACTTACTCGCTCGTGATAATGAAATCAGGAGCGTCAACTATATTTCAAGTGAGTTATTAATTAATGCGAATAATACATCAGAGAACCAAAACCCTTAAAACAAAGGATAATGGTCGCAGTTCTGATGCAGTAAGTCCCAATTTTGTATACGGTTGTCTGGGTGGTTGCATGAAATCCTACTGCTATGTAGGACGATACAACAATGACAAGGTGTATATAAACGAGAATGTTGACCAAATCATTGAGTCAGTCTATGATTGGGTTGAACCCAAGCCTTGGCCAAGAGTTCCAGCTCAAACAGATGACAATCTATATGTCATTGAAATAGGCTGCTCGACAGACATTCCACTGCATTTGAAACACTACAATTGGCAGGTAGTATTCGATTTCTTTAACGATTACTATAAGGCCAAAAGCACATTTGCGACAAAGTACCCAAGTCTGCTCGTCTCAAAGATGGGCAGTTACGAACTGGACTCGAAGAAACATCGGGTCCGCGTATCACTGATGCCTCAAGTATACTCGGACATACTTGAACCGGGCACTGACAGCATCAATGCACGCATCGACTCCATACCAAGGCTGCAGGAACAGTTTGAAGTACACATCAATTTCTCACCCATCATTTATACAGACGGGTGGCTTGATGAATACCAAAAACTGTTTGAGCGATTATATGTCAATCATATTGATGTTAAATGTGAATGTATCTTTCTGACTTACAATGAGATACAATTCAAGAATAACTCACAGATTGTCAATGACTTGTGTTGGAAGCCAGAGATTCAGGAGAATAAAGATTCCCAGTATGCCAGTGGAAATATCCGATATAAATGGCAACTGAAGAATCAGATGATTTCGGATTTTTGCGAGCTTTACTCGCGCTATTTTAACAGGTCAAACATAAGATACATATTCTAATGAAAAACGAACAGGATGTTATTGAGTGGGCTCGTGAGCGAGACTTGCTTAAGAAAGAGAATGCACGTAATCAATTGCTCAAAACCTTTGAGGAGATGGGTGAAGTGTCCCGTGCAGTATTGAAACAAGATAAGCTAGCATTGATTGATGGTATTGGTGATGTGCTTGTGACACTTATCATCTTTGCAGAAATCAATGATGTTTCTCTTGAGATGTGTCTGGCACATGCATATGATGAAATCAAGAATCGTACAGGTAAAACCGTTGACGGTGTGTTCATAAAGAATGCTTGAATTCCGTAATCCCATACCGGTGGTCGTTGAGTCTGACAAAGATGGCTATGCCATCTATGTGACCAACGGCGGCCAGTATGAGAATGATATCTGGTGTGTTGTATTGTGTGACGGAGGTCATGTCCGTCATTATCGCAGTGACCAGATACGGATTTATAAGAACTCAACCTTTGACATAAAACCACAAACCAATGAAGTTCAAAAAACTTGACCAATGGAACAGCTCGTCAGTTATTGCACTGATGACACTGCTCGTTTGGGCATCTATTTACATTATTGTTAAATTGTCTCACAATGTATGAAGGTAAGACAGACTTTGAATTATATCTTATAGACAAAGCTTACGCGTCACCGCTTGAGTCTAAGCACTATCCGGAATTTGTTGCTAATATGCTGATTGACAGGCTAATGACACAAGGAAATCTTGTATGGCAATTGCTTGAGGCAACCAATGACACGGATTATACAAAAGATACATTTATCAAGGCTGCAAATCTTGTACTTGACCCGGACTTTTCATTATATTGAAACATGGTAGCAGAACCAACAAGTATTGTCTATAAAATCACACTTTCCCCCGAGGAAGGTGAGACTTTTAACAGAAAGCTTCCCTCTGAAAGCAGCATCGAGATGTTCGGTGCAGCTATAGCTGAGGGAGAATGTAACATGGATATATGTATATACAAAGATGAAGTCATCATCAATGTAGAACTTTATTTCCGTGACAATATGAGTTATGCTGATATCAAGACAGAGATGAAAAGGATAATCAGTGAGATAGAAACATTTCTCAATGAGCCAGAATGATTATCATATTCAGTACACATTATCAGGTCAGTCTTTCAAATACAAAACGACTTCAGGATTCCTTGCTGAAAAAATGATGAGGAATGTAATGTCGTTTGCAGAGATGAACAAGATGCCACTTTGGAAAACCAAACTCAGGCTGATTGTCAGCAGAAAGCACTACCAGCAATATTGTTTTACAATGAGCAAGATGAAGGACGGGATGTTTGTTACAAATCTTTATTACAATTGATGAAAGCAAAATCCATTGTCAACATTGAAGAATTTGTCGATGCCGTAATGATAATCACACAAGACAAATCCGATTGGGATACAAAACCCTTTATGGAATCCTTACAAAAGATTATCGTGTCATCGATGAAAAACGGACAGATGGTATCCGCCGATGTAATGGTAGGTTATTTTAACCTTCACGCATTACTAGGAAACAAAGCCTCACGTGAAAGAATCCGGGCGTCTGCACAAGCAGTTAAAACATGGATTCGAGACAGCAACCAAAATAGTTATGGACCAGCCAATTCACAACCCCGAGAACTGTTGGAGGACCAAGGACGGTGAGTACATTCCGTTCAGCGAGATGACGAACTCCCATTTGCGCAATGCCAAGCATTATGCGCAGGCCAAAGAAGAATACTTTTGGCATAAATCAGGAGAGATGTCCGAGCTTATCGAAAAGATTGAAGCCGAGGCACAACGTCGTGGAATCGAGTTGAAAGACCGTAAGTCCAAGTTCCAGCGGAACAACAGGATTCTCAAAAACGCAGTTTAACAAACGGGGGAGAAATCCCCCTTTTACATCCATGAAAACAAGGGCTTTTGACATAGAAACCCTCATTAATTGCTTTACTGTTGTTTTTGTCAACTGTGAGGACGAGAGTGAGATTGACAGATTTGTGCTGCATGAGTCAAGGGATGATTCAAAATCCCTTCTTGAGTTCATGGATTCCCTTGGTTTGGATGACACACTTGTGGGCTACAACAGCCTGAACTTCGACATGCCTGTACTATACAGGGTGTGTGACCTGATACGTTCTAATCATCCTGTATCCAATGTGATTCGTGAGTCTTATCTCATGGCTCAGTCATTGATTACAGAAGATGTACGACCCAAGTATCCTGTTACGCTGTTCAATCACATTGACCTGTTCAAGCTGTATCACTTTGACAATGAGGCAAAGCGTACATCGCTGAAATGGATTCAATGCCATCTTGATATGGAAAATGTTCAGGATATGCCGCATCCACATGATGTACCTGCATCGTCCAGTCAGATTGAAATGATTCTTTCATACAATCTCAACGATGTAAGAGCCACTGTAAAGATGTACAATCACAGAAAGACTGCAGAGCTGCTTGAGCTCAGGCAGTGGGCCATGTACAAATATGGATTGAAGACAGGTGTGAATACCTCAAACTCTCACATGGGCGAGATGATATTTATGTCTAAACTGGGTGATATTCCTCCTCCGGACAAATCATCCAGACGCATAAACATCCGTAATTTGATACTGCCCATCATAAGTTTTCAGACGCCTGTATTTCAGAAGGCACTTGAGCGTTTTCAAAAGATGTCATTCAATTCATCTGACGAAAGACCCAAGATGTCATTTGATGCTGTCTTCAAGGGAATGAAGTATTCATTCGGATTGGGCGGCATTCATGCTGCAAAGACAGAATCTGAAAATGAAAATGTTGAGAGCATTGACGTCAAGTCATTCTATCCCAACGTGGCCATCAGCTTTGGATTCTATCCCAAGCACGCAGGTGAGGCATTTGTAACAGCATACAAGGAATTATATGCTGACAGGCTGAGTGCAACAAGCACCGTTGCCAATCTCGGAATCAAGGAAGCATTGAATTCCGTGTTTGGTAAAAGCAATTCCGAGTTCAGTCCGCTGTACTATCCAGAGTTCACTTATTCGATAACCATCAATGGTCAGCTGTTGATGACCATGCTGGCTGAGCGTCTCAGTCAGGCAGGCGAAGTGATAATGGTCAATACAGATGGCATGGAGGTGATTGTCAAAGATAATGACAGATTCACAGCCATACTTGAGGATTGGAAGAAACTCACAGGTATGACAGTCACAAGGTCAAGGTATAAAAAGCTGTTCATCCGGGATGTCAATAATTATATTGGTATTCTAGAGAATGGTAAAACTAAGACCAAAGGCTGTTATGAGGTTGATAAAGAGTTCAATAAGGACCCTTCCGGCAGTATATTGCCTATTTCAGTGCTAAGATATTATCTGAAAGGGATTTCCATTGAAGACACCATTCTGAATCATCAGGATATGAGTGATTTTTACATGTTCAAGCGTGCCAAGACAGGCAAACTGACTGCAGTCACAGGAAACGGACAGAAGGAAGTCAATCTTCCGAAAACCATCCGTTATGTGGCCAGCAAGAAAGGATTGATTCTGTTTCAAAAGACAGAATCAATGAATGCCAAGGTCCATGCTGATTGTTATATCACTGTAATCAATGATTTAAAAGATGCTTCATATGAACTCGATAGAAACTGGTATATCCGTGAAGCAAAGAAATTACTTATACAACAAAAAACAGATTTGTTCTCTTGAAAAACATCGTCTTTAAAAATCCTTACATCCTTCTTATAAATGACAAGGGGGATGAAAAGGTGATTGGAGAGTTGTATGATACCACTTTTGTAACGCAGCGAGACCCTGATAAGCACCTGATGCGCAGATGGGATGCTTATGGCATCAATGCTGAGCTGATTGACTCAGGGGATATTGAAACCATTATAATCGTGGAGAATGGAACTAACCGGTTTGTAACAGCGGCCGATGTAAAGACACATGGCCGTTATCATAAGCAAGAGGGGAATGACGCACAGTATTTTGTATCTAGAGAATTATTAACCTCAGTATGATGGATAAGTCATTGCTTATAGCTACAGAAATCTTCTTTCCTCCAACGGAAGGATTTACCTCTTATGAACAGTATAAAATACTGGAAGAAATGAGGAAGACAAAAGGAGATGACATTGCATCCGCTCATGTGTATGTGCATGAACTTCTTGAAGGATTGGATGTCGAGTCTGTTATAATGTATGTCCACGAGTTTGCCAAAAAGATAGAAAATGGCACGCGAGATTTACTTTGAAGAAGCCTATCGTATGCGCACGTTTGCAATTGAACGTGGTGCAGAATGGGCTGAAATTGAGGTGAGGTGGACAGAGTACAACAGCTCAAAAGGCAGGGATATCATTGGATTTGAATGGGAGGTTGTCACTCCGTCAACAGACGAAGATGGCAATGTCCTGCCAACCGATTGGATATCAAATGAAGATGTACGTGAACTTATACAAAACTATGATGACTAATGGCACATCCTTATGACCATGCAAGAAGCTCTGTCAAGAAGTTTGGCGGGGTACCTGAAGATTATTTACACATACATTGTTGGTTTGATGAGACGAAACAATACTTTGCTGACTTTCGGCATCGTGCTCTCCGTCATCATTCCGCAGGTATATTTTGGGCTGAAGAAATCTACGGACATACAATTGTCAATTCAGATGGCAAGACTGTACCTGTTCGTCTGATTGGTGAGCAGCATGTAAAAGAGGATTGCGGATTCATCCCCACACCACAAGACTGGCTGAAGGGAATTCCACATGAACCTTGGAAAATCAAGACTGAGAAAATTGAAATGCAACTAACATGAGAACTATTAAAACTGTAGACGGAGAAGAAGTTTCTGATGAAAGGGTAAAACTTGCCATGTATATCATTCAGAATGATTTGGCAGGTATTGTTCTAGAGTATTCAGGTTCTGGTGATAGTGGAGACTCATCTTGTTTTAGCTTTAAGAAAGATAAAGATGGGAAGTACATTGACAAAAAACCACTTACTGACATTGATATTGACAGTGCTGCATCAAACATTGCGTTTGAAATAGTCAATCCAAATTTCAACGACAGTGGTTCTTATGGCGAGGCAACTTTTACCATTACTGCAGATGGAAAGCTGAACATGTCATGTGAACATCATGATATCATTGAGACCACTGACGATACCAACTACGACGAGGACATCCTCGATACAACAATGTTATGACAGGCTCAATCACCAGGGACGACAGACAGCAGATTTTCATTGATAAGTTCATCGCCGCTGGTGGTCGTGGAACCCTTGAAGCCGCTACTGCATTTGGCAAAACCAGGGTTGCACTCAAAATCATACAGTATCTGCGAAGAACTGATACTAGTCGCAAAGTAATAATTGTAGTACCTCACGAGTATCTTAAGAATCAATGGCAGGGATTGCTGACACAGTGGAAATTGAATGACAATTCCAGTGTGCACATCATCAATTCATTTGTCAAAGGCAGACACTCGTGTTCTCTTCTTATTATGGATGAGTGTCATCGCTTTGCAGCAGAGACATTCTCCAAGATATTTGAGGTGACTGAGTATAAATTCATACTTGGCCTTACTGCAATGATGAAGCGTCTGGACAAACGTCATGGTATCATCACTGAGCATTGCCCTGTAATCGACAGGGTCACGCTTGAGGAGGCTCGTCAGTGTGGGTTTATAGCACCGTATCAGGAATTCAATCTTGGAATAGAGATGTCTCCTGAAGATGCAAAATCCTATGCAGACGACCAAGATTACTATAATTCCATTATGGGTACATTCCAATGGGATTTTGGTATGCTCCGTAGAGCTGCTGTATCATATAAACCGGTATATACCCCTGGTGGATATCGAGGTTCTTTTTCTGAGGAGCTGGCACGCAAATATGGATGGCGTGGTAATACCGCAATGGAAGCTTTCAAACTTATGGAATCAGGAGCTAAGGATATTTGGGGTGGAAACCCCGACCATCCCTATACGCCCCAGAAACTGTACCTGAAAGCTATTCAGGGCATGAGACTAATGCAGAAAATCAAGAATATAATTCACCGATATCCTGCAAAAGTAGATGCTGCCGTCCAAATAATTAATCGCCTTCCAGAACTGAAAGTGATTACATTTGCCGAGCTCACAGACACTGCCGACGAGATGACCAAGCGGATACCTGATTCCGCATCCTATCATTCGTCTATGCAAGTATTTGATTCTGCTGGCAAGAAGCTATCCAAGAAAAAGGCCAAAGACTATATCATCAGTCAGGTGAATAGTGGCGTTATTCGCCGCATAAATACGGCGAAAGCGTTGGATGAGGGTGCTGATTTCCCTGAGATAGCTCTTGGCATAAGAATCAGTGGTACTTCATCCCCTACTCAACAGACGCAGAGACGCGGTCGTGTTGTGCGCAAACATGCTGATAAACAAGCAGTTATGGTGAATATCTATTTGAAGAATACCAAAGAGGTTCAATGGCTCTCAAAAGCCCAAGGATACTCTGAAGATATTGTTTGGGTAGATAGTGTAGATGAGATTATTGAACAAATTAAACCCGCTTCTGATGGATACATCTCTTCTGGAGTTTGGACTGAGACATCACCTGAAACCAAGTGAGTTGATTGCTTTTGAAATGTTAAGGAAATTCTCTAGACAATATGACACTGTAAAGAAATATCAATCTGAAATATTCAATCCTGACACTGAAGATTTCAAATCCTTGATTCAAAAAGGAATTGTCATATCCAGTTCGATGAATAGTCCTGACCTGAGCAATTCTATAATCAATCCTCATATACGTCAAGTTGAGCTTGAGACAAATGAGGATATGGCAATGGAATTGTGGGATAGCTATCCCGCTGCTCTTCCGCTAAGTGGAGGAGGAATGTTCATTGCACGTAAGGGTCCTGATAAACATGAGGTTATGAAACTTTATCTTGAAAGGATAAATTTCAATCCTGAAAAACATAGATTTGTCATTGACCAATTGAAAGTCTATGTGAAGCTTGTTTTAGACCAAAAGATAAATGGTCACAGGATTCATGATTGGATTTCAAATGAAATGTGGGATATCATTCCATCTTTGATGTCAGCATCCCGTGGTGAATTCAAAACAGATATATAATGGCTGGAGTATCCGAACGTGCAATAAAGAAAATCCTCGACAACAGGAACAAGAAACTCGAAGGAGGATTCAATTCCATTCCGTTTGGATTGAAGAGACTTGAACAGTTTGTACCCGGTGTTCAGAAACCAAATTATACGATTCTTACTGCCAATAGCGGCGTGGGTAAGACAAAGGTTGCAAAGAACATGTTTGTCTTTCGTCCGTATGATTTTGTGAAGAATAATCCAGGAGCAAATATCAAGTTTACTGTTTTGTATTTCTGCCTCGAGGAACCTGATGAGGCGTTCATGCAGTCGTATATCTGTTATAAGCTGTACAGGAAATACGGTGAGAGAATCTCGATAAAAGAGTTACGCTCTCAACTTAAACCCGAAGACCCGTCAGCTGTAATTGATGAGCTAACCTTATCAAGGGTCAATGAGATGCTGCCCGAACTTAAGAAGTTTGAGCATGATGTCCATCTCATTAGGGATGTTGATAAGCCGTATTCCATTTATAAGTATTGTACTGAGTTTCTGGAAGATGGTGATGTAGGTGACTGGGTCATGAGTCCGAGGAAAGTGTGGGTCCCGGATGAAAAGAGAACAGTCACTAAAATCACAAGAGACCGTTATGTGTATAGCCATCCGGACCATTATGTCTTGGTGGTTATTGACCATATTGGTTTGATTCATCCGGAGAAAGGTCAGGACTTATGGGAGGCAATTCGTATATTGTCTTCACGTTATCTTGTTAATCTTCGTAATATCTATGGCTGTTCTATCTTGGTGCTGCAACAGCAATCAAGTGAGAAAGAAAAACAACAATATACCTACAAGGGTGCCAGCATTGAGGCAAAGCTTGAGCCGTCCCTCGACGGCTTGGGTAATTGCAAGGAAACCCAGCGGGATGCCGATGAGGTCTTCGGTATATTTGCCCCTGATAGGTATGAGATAACAGACCATCGTGGCTATGACATTGCCAAATTGCGAGATAACTATCGGAGTTTCAGCATCTTAAAGTCTCGCGACGGCGAGGCAAATTTGCGTTTGGGTCTTTTCTTTGATGGTGCAGTAAACTATATTGCAGAGCTGAAACCTTCCAAAGAGATGACACCCGATGATTACATCAAAGTTCAAAAGCTCGTAGGAAGGGCATAACAATTTCATTTATGAGTAAAATTTTTGTTCTGGCTCCAACCGGAATAGGTAAGTCGTCGTCTCTTCGGAATCTTGACCCGAAGACCACAGGAATCATCAATTGCGACAAAAAAGAACTGCCACTCAAAGGCTGGCGGACAAACTACAAGACCATTCGCAATGAGACAAAAGCTGTGGATTTCAGTAAGTCAAATTACGTAGAGACAAATTCTCCAACGAATGTGCTGAGGACGTTGGAGGAGTGGGCCAATAATCCCGCTATCAAAACCATCGTGATTGATACAATAACTCACATGATTACTCAGGATTACATGACCAACACCATTGGTAAGGACTTCAAAGCCTACCAGAAAATGGGTTTGAACTTTTACAACGTAATCCAATTTATCAACAATTGTGAGAAAGACATTGTCGTGATGGGTCACTTGGAAAAGAGAATCAATGAGTCTGGGGACATTGTCTATGACATGAAGACCCACGGCAAAATGATTTCCGACCTTGTTCCTGCATCTTATTTCACCTGCGTGCTGGTTGGTGAAAAGAAGAAGCGTAAGGACGGGGAAGGATTTGATTTTCTGTTCCGTACACAAAGCGAGGGTGAAGACCCGGCAAAGTCACCGGCGTATTTTCAAGGAAGCAATGTTGTCACTGCGCTTGATTTCTATGAGCCCAATGACATTGCGCTCATCTTTGAGAAACTGCGTCGGTTCGAAACCGAAGCATAGTATTTTTTAACCTTTTAATCTTAACAAAAATGGCTGGAATTAATTTCAAAGGCGTAAGCGAAGTAAAGGAAAAGACCGCGACCCGTCCCGGCACCATCGGTGTCTACAAGGTAGCGGACGTTAAGTTTGACACCACCAAGAACAAGGGCACCTATTACATGGGTGTCACTTTCAGCTCAAACTCTGACGAGTTCAACCACAGTTTCTTCCTCAGCGAAAAAGCTCTTCCCCGCGTTAAGTCTCTCGTTAAGCATGCTTCTGGCGTTGAGCTGGATGCAGAAGTAATGGAGGAGAAACTTATTGCCCTGTTAAAGGGTAAGGATGTTGCTCTCAAGGTTACTGCGCGTATCGATGAGACCAATGGTCGTGCGTATGCAGACCTGTCTTTCGGTGGTTTCTCCAAACCTGCCGACAGGGTTTCTGAACTTGCTTTCACAGCAAAAGAGGACGAGCTGAACGCCCGCGCTGCTGCCATTTATGCATCTGGTTCGGCAGATGCACCTACGAAAACTACCTCTGCTGCTGCCGCGGCAGACGAAATCTTCTAAAGTCATGGGCATTCACTTCACACCTGACTTTACAAAGGAGTATATACTTCAGCGCGTAAGCGAGGAAGAGATATTCCAAATGTACGGAGTGCGGGTTGTGGAGGGAATGTTCCGTTCACCTCTGCGTGTAGACCGGCACCCCACATGCCGGTTCTACCGCAGTCGTAGCGGAAAGCTCATACTTCACGATTTCGCAGGATTCTTTCACGGTGATTGTTTTGACCTTGTTCAGAAGATAAAGTCTTGTAACTATCCTCAGGCATTGACGGATATTGCCAAAACTTTCAAGCTGACCGAAGGTGCTCCAAGACTTCCTGTGAAAACCACAGTCACGATAGGACCAAAGTCAATGTGTCAACTCAGAATAGCATCCATGCCATGGGACCAGCAGCACCTGGAGTGGTGGGAGAACTATGGAGTTGATTTAGGATTGCTCGACAGGTATAATGTAGTACCCGTCAGACAAGTCTGGTTGAATGATTCCCTCTACTATAACAGGGACTTCACCAAGAAGAACGAGGTTGTCTTTGCCTATCGTTTCGGAGGTTATGATTACAAGGTATATTTTCCACAGCGAAGTGAGAAAAGATTCCTGCACAATAATCCTGATATACTTCAGGGTTGGGCACAACTTCCCTCAAGCGGGGATTTTGTTGTCATAACAAAAGCCATGAAGGATGTGATTTGCCTGAGGATGTTTGACATCCCTGCAATTGCACCAATGGCTGAGACTTCGGTTGTAACAGACAGCGTGTTGGATACACTCAAAGAAAATTTCCGACTCGTATATGCGCTTTATGACCGTGATAAAGTCGGCAAAATAGCATTGCTCAACCTGCGTAAAAGGGGAGTGATTCCCCTGATGATGCCTGTAGGTACGACCAAGGATTTTGCTGACATGTGCAAGAAGGATATGGCTCACGCCAAGGACCTTGTAAGAGAATTCATCAAAACAATTTATTATAAATGATGAACACCACAGAAGCTTTTCTTCCACGTCTGCTGACTGGAAGGACGGATGGTATGGGACGCATGCTGAATGATGTCAGGCACTGGAATGAAAAGAAAATTGTTGAAGAGTTTGATAAGATACCTAATCGATACAAGGAACTCTACGGCGAGGATATAAGTAATTTCGGATTGATATCCCTGTATACTGCGATGATTAACTTCTTCCGGGAGCAGGATATTCAATACATCGCACTGATAAAGGAAGCACAAAAACGTGTCCTTTTATGTCACAACTCACAATTCAAAAATGAAAGTAGTAATTCCAAATTATCTCAGGAGAGTTAAGTTATCAGAAGCACGCAGGGCAAAGTATATTTTATTTGGCTCCTCTGCAGCTGATAAGTACAAGGGTGACAGATATCGATGGAAGAAACGGGGAAAGAATCTCTGTCTGTATGATTCGGAAGAAGGTCAATTTGTAATCAAGAATGCAAAGGCTGCAGGGACGCCGTCCTATCAGACCATTGCAGGCAATGAGATTTATGCGCGTATGCATGAGCGTAAGCGTATGATGATTGTGCACGCATTGAAAGATAATTTCAAGGAGCACATTCGTAATCAAATCTCATCGATTCCAGATGATATGTTTCCGCTGTCAATTGACATGGAGATACACGTTCCTTTTGGTTATGCTGACTGGGATTTGGATAATCTTTGGATATACCACAAGTGTTTTCAGGATTCTCTCAGAGACTTGAAGCTTATTCCAGATGATAATATACTCTATGTGCGTGATGCAGGCAGAACAAAGTTTATTCCTGTGATGGAGCATATCACACCAACAATGATTTTCAATATCAATAAAGCACCTTCTGCAACTATTGTGCAGAAGAGAGGCTTGTTGTTTGTTACAGAATCGTGTGAAGGAGAACCCGGGACAATCGAGACCGGAACCTCATCCGCTATCATCTATACAGGGAAAACAAAAGTGATTTTCGGAGCTGCAAAGAAAGCCATTCATAGTGTAATGTTATACGCATTGAACAATTTCTTCAATGTCTATGTGAAGAGACCAATGTACAATCGCTATAAGGAATTCTTCAATGAAGTCAATCCCTCAAATGAAGTTAAAATCATAGTAGAAGAAGAATGAAAGAATTAACGAGAGAAAATTATCACGATTATAAAGCAGTATCCAACAGTTCACTCAACTGGCTTCTGCCGGAAACAGGCGGTTCCTTCAAGAAGTATCAGTATTATACTTCACTTGACAAGAAGCCTGAAGAGTCAGAATCAATGAGATTCGGAACATTGGTCCATCTGTTTGTGGAAAAGGGAACTATGGATATCTTTCAAAAGTGTTCTGTTCCGAGTCCTGCAATCAAAGCAGTATGTGACAGAGCTATTGAACTCGGAGGTCCGGAGTCTTACAATGTACTTGAGGCAATCAAGCAACTTGACTATCAGCCAACTTGGAGGGATGATACAAAAATGAAGAAAGTGCTTGATGAAGGCCATGGTTATATGACTTCTATAGAAGAGGCAAGGAAGAAAGGCAAAGAGCTTGTAACTCAGGATGAGTATGATAAACTTCTATGTGTAACAGAGAATATTATTTCTGTCTGTGGTAAGGATTTTGTAAATCTTACAGATGGAGCGGAAGAAGAAATCATCCACGAATGTCCAATTAGATTTGTATGGCCAGGTACTGGCCTTATTGAGTGCAAGGCTTTGATTGATTTGATTGTTCTGAATCATAAGTACAAGACAATCCGCATCTATGACGTGAAGACAACCAGCGTTCCGCTGAGTCTTTATTTCGGATACAAAAGTTTTGAACTGGACAGTACCAATCAGATGTATCCTGTTCATGTCGAGGGTCAGGCATATAAACGTAACATTCATCGTCAGCTTGCATTCTATGCTACTGCTGCAATTCAGAATTGGAGTGATTATACTATTGAATCAACTCACATCATCGGAGTTGAAACTCAACCTCCATACGAAGTAATATGCAAGATGGCAGATGACAACAAGGTTTTTCAAATCGGAAATATGAGGATACAAGAGGCCATGTCAATCCTCAAAGAAAACAAGATAGGAGAATATGATTTATGACAGAGAAACTTCTCGGACCAGAGTGGAGTTCTTTTCTCCCAAAAGCTGAGGATTATTTACTGCCTGTCAAAGAAGCCCTGAATGAGGAGCTTAAGATAGGTATGACAATTTATCCTGAATCCAAAAACATCTTCCGGGTATTCAAAGAAACACCTCCTGAAAAAGTAAATGTAATCTGGCTGGGCCAAGACCCTTACCACAATAAGGGTCAAGCCACAGGTCGCTCTTTCGAGTGCGGTAAGCATCCATCCCCTTCATGGCGTAAGATTGCAGAGATTTACAAACAAGAGGTTCAGGACCATGACCCGCGTGTTGTTCAGGGTATTCTTGATAAGTGGGTTGAATCCGGCGTATTTATGCTTAACAAAGCATTGACCGTGCGTGAGGGTATGCCTAATTCCCATACAAAACTATGGGAACCATTCACAAAGTATGTGCTGTCGCAATTGCTAAATGATATCTCAAATCCGAGAGCAATCGTTTTGCTGGGAACAGAAGCACAGAAACTTGTACCAAAGCATATTCCACCACATAAGGTCTTTGCTTATGAGCATCCTGCCGCATCATCTTATCAGGGTCGTCCGTGGAGAGGTAACGGTCTCTTCACTGACGTTAAACAGTTCATGGAATTTAATTCGAAACACTTTAATTGGTAAAAATGAGCTCTTATAGCGTATCAAATCCAAACATTTGGTTCTTTGTCACTGTATCAGAATTAAGTGAGTCGGGCGTTCCCCGGCTCAGGATGCTTCCCAATCAATTTATCCCTACGGACACAGGTTTTGTTGCATGCAATACAATGTATAATACCGAGAGTGAAATGGGTCCTCGTGGTTCCCATCCTGTAGGTACCATCTTTGCATGCAAGTCAGTGTCTATCAAGGAGAGTTCAAGAGGCACTAAGTACTACAGCACCAAAGGTCATTCTTTGATTTCCCTTGCAGGCGGTGTATCCACTGATATTCAGGATGCCTACAATCTGTATGTGAAAACCAAGGATGGTGAGGTAGAGGGAGCTCCGACAAGCAAGCGTAAGAAGAAGGAAGAGACTGTGAAGTCAGAATCCCTTATCGATAAGCTGTTGAAGGAGAATCCGATTCCGACTGTAGACAAAGACAATTTCTATGTAGATGAAGACATTTGGGTAAGCTTGCTGTTCAACATACACCAAGGGTACAATACCATGTTGGTGGGAGATTCGGGTACAGGAAAAACCGAACTTGCAATGCTTCTAGGCAAGAAGATGGCCAAACAAGTCAAGGTATTTGACATGGCTGCTAAGCAAGACCCTATTGCTTCTCTTATCGGTGTTCACAGGTTTGATGGTAAGTCTGTGTTTGACAGGGCTGATTTCACCTATGCTATTGAGCAGGATGGAATCATTGTCCTTGACGAGTTACCTCGCGCACCTATGAATACCAATAACATTTTGTTTCCCGTTCTTGATTCCCGCCGTGAGCTGAACATGGATATTGCAAGTCATGAGCTTCGCAGCATTGCTGTGAATCCGATGTGCAGGTTCATTGCAACTGCAAACGAGGGCTATGAGTATACGGGTAACAATGTCATCGACCGCGCTTTGAAAGAAAGATTTCAGATTGTAATGGTGAACTACATGCCGGAGATTCAGGAGCGTAAACTCCTTGAGAATCGTACAGGTGTGGAGAAGACATCTTCTGAAGTCATTGTCAAAGTTGGCAGGGCAATTCGTGACATGCGGAAGAAAGAAGATATCAGCTCAAGTGTCTCAATCAGGCATACCCTGTATGCTGCTGACCTTACGGCTGCCGGCATGCCTGTAGCAAAGGCCATGGAGGTTTCCTTCCTTCCCATGTTTGTAATCGAAGACGAGCGTAAGAAAATCAAAGACTTGTTATCCTCACGCTAATGGCAAAGAAGAAAGCAGTAATTAAAGACTGGATTAATCGGGACGAAGACTATGTCCACCGGGGTGATTTGCGCTCCGGTTGGGATAATGACTATGACTCGACCAGTGATTATGTACTTGATGGATTTCTGAAACCCGATACCTCCGAAGCGGAGGTACGGGAAATTCAGAAGCTTTGTGCAAACAGGGCAAGCATCCTTGCAGACGGCAAGGATATTGTTTTTACCATCAATGCAGATGAAAAGACGGCTAAAACCGACGGTAAGAAAGTTACCGTCGGCACAGCCGTACTGGATGACCCTACCAAGTCATTCAGTGATAAGGCAGATATCATGATGGGTCTGACCACTCATGAAATGGCGCATATCCTTCACAGTTCTTTCAGTCATCTGAAAGAAATCAATAACCACATGCACAAATCAATCCTCAATGTTCTTGAGGATGAACGCATCGAGCATATTCTGTGTGAAGAGTTTCCCGGCTATGCAACAAATCTGGCCAAAGTCAAACAATATTTCCTTGATGAGAAATATCTTATTGAGGAAGCACTGAAGGGTGGTTCAATTTCAGACGAGCAACGCCATGCAATGGAGTTGTTCGATTTATTCTTTAAGCTTGTCCGTTATCCTAAATACATTGACCTTGATAAGATGTCGGAGTATGAGATGGAGATTGATGAAATCAAATCCATCCTTACACCATATCCCATGACCTCAAAGGCAGTGCTTCAGGCGTCCAAAGATGTCTTCAGTATCATCCACAAAAGCATTGAAAAGAAGACAAGGGAAGAAGCCTCAGGTAAGACAACAGAAAAAAGAAAGTCTGAAGAATCAGAGGGAGAAAGCAAACCCGGTGACATGTCCGGGGATATGCCCGAGAGCGAATCTCCTGTTGAATCGGATGGAGAATCCGTCAGTGAAGCTGCAATTAAGGATAAAGTACTGGATATCGAGCAGTTGATTGGTGATATGATGAAGGATCTGGATTCAGATAACGATTCTTCCAAGCATGTTGAGGTATCCAGTTCAATCAAGAACATTGACTTCACCAAGGAATTTATCTATGACCCACAGAGCAAAGCCACCTATCGCACAGGTCAGGGTAACAAAGAAGTGTATGAAGATTATCTTAGGGATGTAAAGGGAGATGCAAAACGTCTTGCAAATTCCCTGTTCATTCGTCTGTTTTCTGAAGGCTCTGTGCTTCGTGGTCTGCGTTCTGGTAATCTAGACGAGTCTAAAATTGTCGAGGCTGTACACGGTGTAAAGACTGTTCATCTGCAGCACTCACATAAGCAAACCAATAAAATCAATATTGTATTGCTTATTGACGAGAGTGGTTCAATGGGTTATGGAACTAAGAGTTTACGATATCAGGATGCTGCAAAAGCAGGTATTATCATTGAGCAGGCGTTTCAGACATTTCCTGCAGGTCAGTTGTTTATCTATGGTTTCACAGGTGATACAATATCTCCAGATGGGAAAACAAATGACTACAATCAAATCATTCGATATCGTGAGCCTGGACTTAATGTACCATATTCTCTCGGCAGTGTAAAACCACGGTCTCAAAATCGCGATGGCGAATGCATACGTTCTGTTGCGAAACGGGTACGTGAATTCACAAATGAACCAATGATTTTCTTTGTCATCAGTGACGGCTGTCCACATTCAACTAATTATAGTGGAAATTTTGCAATGCTTGATACCAAAAATGCTGTGAAAGAAATCACTAAAATGAGATTCTTTCCTGTACAGATTGGTATTGGCGATGGCATCAAGCCCGAAGAGCAGAAAATGATGTTTGATGACTATGTGAATTACAAGGACCCCAGAGCAATGGTTGATGATTTGCGTAAACTTATTATCAGAAAATCTCACAAGATTTTCGGAATACAAGCTTAGGTTGTCGTATGTTTAAACTCGGATTATGGGTGGAGGGAAGGTCCCTCCCCCATTTTCTTTAAATCAAACCAAATGAAAGCAACATTAGAATTCAATTTACCGGAAGAAAATGAAGAGTTCAAGGATTCATTGGAGGGCGGCAAGTGGAAGTCGTTTGCAATATCGTTTTCCGAGTATCTCAGACAGCAGGTCAAGTACTGCGAAGAGGACTATACAGATGACCAGTATAAGACATTGGAGAAGATCCGCGAGCAGTTCTATGAACTTCTAAATGAAGATAATTTATCATTATAGATGAAAAAACTACCAATATTGGAAAACTGTTTTGAATGCAAGCACAAGGTGTTTGAATTCGATGATAACAAATGGGGTTGCGATACATGTAAGACAGAGTGGACATACTCTGGAAAGACATGGGTCAGCAACAAGCAAAACAAAGTAAGAAAAGGAAGGTTGATAAAAGTTGCAATATGAAAATCAACAGGGCAGAAAACCCAATCATTACAGGGGACGATTTCAACCAGTTCATATCACAGCTCAAGCCAATGGAGATTGAGCTTCTTTGGGAAGAGCTGATTGAGAATGAACAAATACAGAAAAAGTTCGATAAGATTCACGAATTGAAAAAGCTATTGGACGAACTGGAAGAAAGAATACTTGACCTTAGACATGTAAGCAACGAATACGAATACGATTTTGATAAATTCATTAAACAGCTGAAAAATGAATAAAGTAAAACTAATCGGAATCTCCGCACAATCTCCCATCGACCGGATGAGAGCAGCAGAACATGTGGCAAAAATGCTCAACTATGAATTGTTGGATTACGATGCTCCTATGCTTGAAACATTGAACTTTGCAACAGGCGTGAGTAATTCTTCCTCAGAAGAGATGGATGCTTATCTTGGACGGGAGTGGTCTTATGTACGGGAAGAGAAGTTCATGGAAGACGGAGCTGTTATATTCAAGCCTGTACGCTATCACCTTACCCCAAAGCAGATATTCACAAAGCTGAAATACAACATGCGGGATATTCATCCTGACTTTTGGGTAAATGCTTTCTATACTAATAAGTATTTTATTCCTGCCTTAGGAGGTGTTATCCCTGTAAGATATCCTAATGAGGCTGACGGTGTCGTAGACCACGGGGGAATAATGATTCGTATTAACAATCTGCATAACCGCAATGTTGTCACAAAAGAAAATCTTCTTATGGATAACTACGGATGTGATTATACTGTAGATGTGGATGGAGAAGGACTTATTAAACCATTGAATGAAGTACTATGCGAAATAGAGAAGCATTACCCCGACGTGTTTACTATCAAATGAATGAAGTAGCGGATATGCTTAATATTACCACAAGCACTGTCCGCTATTGGGAAGAATTTTTCAACTTTCCTGTACATCGAAACAAGGCAAATCGGAGAAGACTCACAGAGAGTCAGATGCGCAATCTGCTTGCAATCAATTATTTGATATCTATTGAATTATATACCCTGAAAGGTGCGGCAGTGAAGTACGAGAAGTGGCTTAAGAATGAGTATGTGATTCCTGAAGAATTCCTGGAAATACCAGATGGATTCAAACTCAGTACAATTGATGATGAAGTGCTACTTCCATATGAAGAAGCTTAATATTGCAGTTCCTATTGCAATACCCTTCCATTTTTTAATCTGTTTCTTGGTCTTTTTATGACCCATTTTTTCCGCCTCGTAAGACTCCTTCCATGTGTTGGCTACTCCCTTTGTCAGGGAGATGATGCTATCGCATAGAAGCGAGTCTTTGCGATGGCTGGCTCCTATCTTTTTGTAAAAGTCAATTTGGGTCAGCAGCTCTTTTTGCTGATTGCGAAGAATTGAATTCTCAACCGACAGCTTACCAGCAGTATAGTGGTCTGCAATCAGACACTCGAGCACAGGCTTGCGTATACGGGCAATGCTATCTGACTGACCAAAGCAATTAATGCTTGCAGCCAGCAGTATAAATACGCTCAGCTTCATCTTCTAAATCTTTAACGGTTGATTTCTTAAGACGGTCTACTTCAGACCTTAGTGCGTCTTCATTCTTCTTATGAAGACGTTCAAGCTCATTATACCTTATTACCGATTCCTTGATTTTCTCTTCGTAGAGTTTTCTCTCTTCAGAGAGTGCAAGTCTTAGAGACTGCACATGGTGTATTTCAAGATTAAGCTTTGCCCTGAGTTCTTGATTCTCAGCAGCCTTTTCATCAAGTTTTACATTCTCAATTGTCAATCCTATACTGACACCAATAATGGCTACAATGATTATCAGAAGAAACATTGTGACCACATTATTCATTTAATATCCATCTTAAAATGACTCTCAAGAATAAACTCAACCCGGCTAATGGAAATCTTCATTGATTGAATGTCATTAGTAAGTTTTTGGAAATCTTCCTTAGTGGGGGCATTGGCAGCAGATATCTGCATTTGTTTGATTTGTTCGTGAGTGTCTTGTTGTTTTATTTCCAACTCACGGATTCGATACTCATGGTTCTTTTGAGTCTGTTTAAAAGAACCCCATGTAATGCCAAGCAGTACGAGATATCCTACTAGCTCTAACCAATGCATTTCCATTTCCATTCCATTCTCGATTTTTATGGGTTAAAAATAATACATTTTAGCCTGATTACACGCTTTCGTTGACTGATTTCCATCGTTTTAGACCCTCTGACCAGTTAGAAATGCGATGTCTTTTGCCTGTAAATATTGTGTTGAAAGTATCGATTGCTATACTTTGTTCATACATTGAACCCAAACCTGTATATATTCCACTTAAACTATCATTGGAACTCACTGATTCACTGATAGATACGGCAAAGACAATTCCTCTATCAACTAAATCAGTTGCAGATGCAGTTTCAGAACTGATTGCCTGAAACAGTGCAGTGGAACTAAGCGTATCTGAGGCCGACCCAGCTTCTGAAATAGACTCCGTTGTTGACAAACTGCTTTGAATGGTATCTGCAGCAGATGCAGTCTCAGTTTGTGAAGCGAAAGCACTATAAGTCGATGATGTAGAATCTGTGGCAGAACCGCTTTCTGACAGAGAACCTGCAAATGTAGCCTGTACATTGTGACTATCTGATGCAGATGCGCTTTCAGATATTGCGCCACTTACAGTTTTTGTAGAGTTTGTACTATCTGTTGCAGATGCAGATTCAGTAATCGAAGTACCAAGTACATTTCCGCACGTACTTGTCTCAGACGCAGATGCCGACTCACTAACCGTAACTGCAAACGTCGCATTTGTATTTTCACTCTCTGTTGCAGAAGTTGATTCGGATATTGCTCCTGCAAAAGTTGCATTACTATTCTGCGAATCAGTTGCAGTTGCTGATTCTGAAACTGACCGGGTTACAGTATAATTTGCAGAAGTAGAATCTGCGGCAGATGTTGTATCTGATTGGGAAGAAGAAAAAGTAGCAGTTACATTTGTACTGTCACTTGCAGAGGCAGACTCAGTAATGCTTGCAGTAATTGTAACACTCCCTGCTAGTAGATTATTTAATAGTAAGGGTAGTAACATAGCTTACATTCCAAAAAATCCCTGTTGTCCGAATGGGTCAAATCCTCCGGTAAAAGCTTCAGTTTCGTAAAAGGTTATCCGTCTCCATGTAGTCGCATCGTTACCTAATGTCAACTGAGTTAACGATACGTTGTTAGTGGCGGCTGCGGTGGATTGTAATCTGTAAGCAAACGCACTCGAAGCATCAGTTCCTGCCGTGTTCCGATATTGTGCGCTAAGACCGGTTTGGCTCCATCCTGTTCCTGTTAATGTTCCCCAAGTATTGTCATCAGCCGTATTCCAGTTTGCCACCGTGACATTAGGTGCGAAGTTCGGAGTTATTCCTGTGACCGTAATCGTAGCCGCTGCCGCTGCTGCCGTTGTTGCTATCTGTTCAGTAGCCCAGACCTTGGTATTATTATCTGGCCTAAAGACAATCATTACTCCGGTCGTATTTGTGCCAGCAGAAAAATCAAACCTTGGATTGGCAGCCCACGTTCCGTTATAAGTAGCCCAGTAAGTCTCCAACGCTACGTTGGCAGTTGCTACGTTTCTACCAATTGAAGTCCACGTCTGTCCTCCGTTAATACCAACAGAAAAAGTAGCAGTTCCTCTCTGCGTTAAATAAACCACTACTAAATCATTTGTCACCATACTTGCCGGTGGAGTCAAAGTAATCGTAGTCGTTGCGTTGGTTGCAGCGGCTCCGTCTACTGGTACACTTGTGGCTCCAAAGAAGGTGGGCATTAGAGATATTTTTTATACTCTGTTTCGCTGATGTCTTGGATGATCTCCTCATCCGTCAATTCATTGGAATAAATAAAAGGACTGCGTGAGAACTGAATAACTCTTACTTCGTTTTCATATCCATTGCATTCTACGATAAGTTCAAACGTAGTCTCTGTAACTACTTTCTCTACGATCTCTACTTTAATATTCATATCCGTAAACGGTGATATCTAAAGAAATCGCTGCATCACTTGTGATCTTCAAGCGATGGTCAGCAGTCACGGCATAGATAGCATTAGGCAGGGAGATAATTGCCCCTGGCTTAGCGTTGGCACTTGGAGCAAAGGAACCAGCCCAGATTAACTGATCCGTTCCTGCGGTATAGGTAGTATCACCGGAAGCCCCCAGCCAAAGAATAACACGTCCTGCGGTGGTGGCGTAAGAAGAAACCGCCAGATAAGTAATCGCTATTTTCTTTCCTGCCGAAGGTGTCCAGATGTCCGTTCCGGTCTGCTGAGAGGTGTAGTTAGCACCTTTCCAAACTTGCATTCCTGCATCTATATGCGTTACAAGTTGCCGACCGAAGACATCAGCGATTCCGTTAACACGGTCCCCAGTAGCAACTGCACCTGATAAACTGTTCTCCGCTTGGAAGCCAATCTTAACCGGATTACCTGAATCTACAGTATCGTGAGCAACATCGCCTTCAATGTTAAGTCCATCAGTTACCGTGACCGTTCCGTCTACTGTTATGGAATTGCCTCCGTCTTGGATGTTTACCGCACTTGCTCCGCTTGCGTTATTGATCGTAACATCGCCAATGTCAACACCTGAATTAGCACCAAGTGTCCACGTTCCGCTCTGTGCGGCTTGAACTGCAAATGTGCCAGTTCCTACAACCGTGGCATTAAGACTCGCAGCCGTGGCCTGTGCGACCGTAACCGAACCGGTAATCGTTACATCATTATTGGTTCCAAGGTTTACAAGAATACCATCTGTTGCATTACCTCTCTGCCGGTCCCATGATGAGCCGTTAAAGACAAGCAACTTAGCACCTACATCTATGTGATTCTCTGTATTGGTCTCTCCGTCAGCGTGGGCGGCATCAATCGGAACATCAGAAGTCCCATCAGATATAACCACTCTGTAAGCAGTAGCAGCCGCCTGACTTGCAGTTACAGTTCCATCAACAGTAATACTTGAAGCATTATCGCTAATAGCCACAACATTGCTAACCGTGACCGTACCATCAACAGGCAAAGGATTTGATGAAGATACATCTCCATCATTAACTCCATCGGCACCTTGTACAATCTTTACTCGCTGATATTTTACACCAGCAATATCATCGG